AGGTCCTACAGGACCTACAGGAATGACCGGCCCAACAGGAATGACCGGCCCAACAGGAATGACCGGTTCAACAGGTCAAACAGGGTCGACAGGTTCTACTGGTCCAACAGGTTCTATTGGAACAGGCCCAACAGGTCCGACAGGTTCTACAGGTTCTAGTGGTCCAACAGGTCCAATTGGTACAGGCCCTACAGGCGCCACAGGTTCTACAGGCTCAACGGGTGCCACAGGTCCTACTGGTTCAATCGGCACAGGTCCTACAGGACCTACAGGTGCAACAGGTCCTACTGGTGCAACAGGTTCTACCGGCCCAACAGGTTCTACAGGTTCTACAGGCTCAACGGGTGCCACAGGTCCTACAGGTTCAATCGGCACAGGTCCAACAGGTTCTACCGGTTCTACAGGCTCTACTGGTCCGACTGGTGCAGTGGGCACAGGTCCTACAGGTGCCACAGGTTCTACTGGTTCTACTGGCTCTACAGGACCAACCGGTCCAATTGGTACAGGTCCAACTGGCTCTACTGGTTCTAGTGGTTCTACAGGTCCAACAGGTATAACAGGTCCAACAGGAGCCACAGGTTCGACAGGTCCAACTGGTATAACAGGTTCTACAGGACCAACCGGATTAACCGGATCCACCGGCTCTACTGGTGCCACTGGGCGAACAGGTTCTACTGGTCCAACCGGTGCTTTCCCAATACCATTACCAGCAACGGTAGATACTAGCGGCAATCTAGTAGGATTTAATAACGGACAATATTATTTCAATAGTAATAAAACATTCGTGATTGACCATCCTAAGAATTCAGAAAAATATCTCGTGCACGGTTGCTTAGAAGGCCCAGAAGTAGGTGTATATTATAGAGGCAAAGGAGAGATTAGTAACAACGAATATGCCGAAATAGAACTACCATATTACGTCGACAGTCTTGCTACCGATTTTACAGTGCACATTACACCTATTTACAACGGCGAATTAATCATTTTGAATGCAGGTGAAGTCGAAAATAATAAATTTAAAGTATATGGTAAAATAGTAAATTCAATTGGATAGTCCATGGTCAACGTTGCGTGATTGATATAGAACCAAATAAAAACTCGGTGATATTAAAAGGTAAAGGTCCATATTTATACATTTAATGCAATTTGAAAATTAACATTTAAAAAATATTATAATAATTACTTATTATGATAATATTTCCAAAAAAAGATATAATCCCTATTATAATCCCTCAAATTTGTTTTAATGATAAATACAACAACATAAATAACTATGTAGAGATGAATCCATCATTATTTATTGACGAAAAAGGAAATGTCCAAATATTAGTTAGATGTGTTAATTATAAAAAATTACCAGAAAAACAATTTACTTTATACGAGAGTAAGTCAAATTCAATATATTATAATATAACTGGTAATATACATCCGTCGGATAAATTAGACCTAGAACATTTCGAATATACTATATTGGAATATGAATACAATTTACCGATTTTTCCGTCTTATTGGAGTGGATTAGAAGATATACGTTATATTGATGCAAATAATGTATTAGTAATTGTCCCTGAATTAAACGAAGGTGGTAATCCATCCATATTTAAAGCAGAAATAAACAAAAATAAAATAACTCAGTTTTGCAGTTGTAAACCAAATATGGTTGAAAAAAATTGGATGCCTTATCAAGATAATGCAAACAATGCAAACAATGCAAACAATGCAAACAATACAAACCCAAATACTTATAAAGTTATATATAGTTTACAGCCATTTATCATAAAATCCATTGATAACGATGATTTGCAAGAAATCGAACTATCCGAAACTATACAAAATAAATTAGTTGGCTATCACGGTTCCACAAATGGAATATTCATAAATAAATACGAACGACTCTTTTTAATTCACGTAAATAAAAATATAACACATCATCGTTGGTTATTATTTAACATTAAAACAAATACTATAACTGTATCAGAAGAATTCGTATTTTTTAAAAATTCTTACATTGAATTTACTTGTTCATTAGCTAATTATAACAATCGAATTTTTGTAACTATTGGTGTAAATGATAACAAAGCATTTCTTATTGAAACATGTTATACAGATATTATTGAGCTATTTCCAAAATGCAATAACAATGTTAACTTTCCAACAATTGTTACCATGTTATATGATATTCGGAGTATGGAAAACAATACCACTGAAAGAAACCGAAAATTAGACAGTTATATCGATTTTTCATGCAAATTTTTATTAAAATTACCGTTCCCACTTGTTATTTTTATAGATGATAACGAAGAAACATATGATGCTATTTATAATGCCAGAAAGGACGCCAACCTCTTAGATAGCACATATATTTATGTATGCGATTTCAAAACAACGTATTTTTATAAATATCTACCTCGTTTACAGGAATTACAACAAACATTTCACATATTAAACGGAGAGATAGAACACGAAACACCCTTATATGTCATTTTAAATAACAATAAATTTGATTGTATTGACAAAACAATTCAACGAAACCCCTTCAATAGTAGCCATTTCATTTGGATGGATTTTGGCATTAATCACGTGGCACAAAGCACCGATGCTATTTATGAATGGATTCATAAAGTCCCAGATAAAATCAAACAATTATGTATAAATCCTTATACGGAAACGAATTCACCCAAAACGCATTTCCAATGTATATATCATAATATGGCAGGAGGTTTGTTTTCAGGTTCCATGGAAAATATGAAAAAGTATTCTGAACTTTTTAAAAATAAAACAGAAGAAATTTATAATGATAATTGGTATCAAATTGACGAAGCAGTGATGACAATGGTTCATAGGGAAAACCCACAATTATTCGATTTATATTATGGAGATTACCACGGAATAGTGTCGAATTATTTATATCCATTTCATAATATAGATTTAATATTTAAATCTTCTCAAAAATATTTAGATTACAATAAAACCAAAGAGGCATATAGTTTATTATGTTATTGTGCAAAATATTTTGAAATGAATCCTCATTGTGATTTTGTATTTTATTATATACAACAAAATATCATTACTAATTATTACAATAACCATAGATTATTGTTACCAAATGTGATCAATTTAATAAATTTCAAGAAAACCTCTGATAATGAACATGATAGGGAAAGAATCCATATTTTATTAGAAAATAATAGAACTAATATTGAATATTACGAAAATAAGGAGTTCGTGCTAGGTTTGTCCGCAGAAATGTAAAAATAATCGACGAATAATAAATAACGCATATATTTATTTATTATACTTTACAAACTGAAAAATGAAAAATATTTTAGCGAATAATACCGATGGTGTAAAATCAATTATATACTAAGAGCGAATCTATATAATTTTTATCATACACTCCAATTCTGGTAGTTCTATCCCAAGTGCTATAATTGATTAAAACCTGGTCATCTTGAACCACAATACTAAGACAATATTCAATAGGGTCTCCCTCAAATTTAAAAGGTGCCGAATATCGTAATAAATTCATATTTGCGTCAAATACTGTGATAACATGATAATAATGTCGTGGTTGCTCGTATGAAACAATATGTGTTACAAACCAAATTTCATCTTCGGTAATATTGATTGAAATATTTCCATTGTTATTTTGTCCCACCTTTTTAGAATATTTAAAACCACATGTTGACCCCCTAATTCTAGAGAAAATGTTAGGAGTATCTCTTTTCTCAATAATATTTAATTCTTTTTTGGTATCATCAATTTTACATATTGTTAATGGATGCCAATCATAAACCACATGAGTTGAATCGTTATAATCAATAAATACCCAATTTTTTTCGCAACCAGTGTCTCTAAATTTTTGTGTTAATTCGTAGTAATTTAATGCACCGGTTTCTATATTATAATCACCAGAAACAATACCAATTTGATTATTTTGATGAAACCCAGTACCGATAAATAATTTCTTTCCACTCGAAACGTCGTCGTAAATCCGAATATCTTCTACTCCAATATATCTTCTATTGTCAAAAACATAATCCATCCATTTTTCGTTTTTAACGTTCAAAGATTTATCGAGCTCAACATATTTATTCACCGTTATAATATTATTATCGCAATTTAGATAATATCCGCCATCATTTATATAGTAATTTACATATCGAATATTCATGTGATATCCATCATTGGTAGAATTTGGTATTAAACAACTCGACGAAGAATACAAGGTAATATTCTCATTATTAATATTGGACACGTGTTTATCATCCATAGTTATCCTTCTTTTCTGTTTCAAAACATCCTTGTAAAATTTCATATTTTGTAACATATTACTCATTTCTGAGTCATTATTTGAATTGTTTAATACTTTTACGACTTCGTAATTTATATTATGTATACCAACGTAGGCAGCTATAATGGTAAATTCGTAATATAACTTTGACGTATAAATTTCGTCGTGTAAAAATAAATAACCTATTCTATTGTGGTTTAAATCTAAAATCTGCTTTGCTTGTTTATAGAACATATATGATAATTTATGTTTGGAAATGAATCTATAATGTTGGATAATTTCGAATAACCCTTCCAACCGTTCTGGGTAATAATCATAACCTTCCATCCAATAATAAATAGCATCATGCATTTTGTGCATATTTTTAAAACATAAACCAATTCTGTAATAACTATACCACACTTCTTCATTCCAACCACCCAATTCAATACGTTTTTTATAGGCATTGATGGCTTCACCAAAACGTCCTGAGTCATGATAACTATTTCCTAGATAAAAATAATATCTACCGTTGTTAGGTTCGTCTTTAATGCCCTCTAATAATAATCTTATATCTCTTTCGAATTTATCATGTTTCGCACCCCCATCACCAATATCTCTAATAAATAAATCGTTTTTTTCGAAACAATGAGTTCTATTGTTGGGAGGGGTATTGATATATTCATGTGTCACGCCAGTATAACTATATAATCCATTGTTTCGAACAATTCTCATATTTTGATAATAAAACGAGTCGTTGCCTTGAAGAATATTAAAACTATCTGAGGTGTTTAATATATTCTTGTCAAAATTTTTAATTTCAAGAATCATATCTGCATCTAATAGTAAAAGATAATCTGACATACCTACGCATGATTGCATTGCAAATGTTCTGTTGTGACAAAAATTTTTAAATGGTTCTACTACGACTTTACCTGGTATTTTTTTATTTTCAAAATATTCGGTGATTATTTGAATCGTATTATCGGTAGAGCCAGTATCACAAATACAATAAGAATCAATAATAGGCAATACCGAGTCAAATAATCTAGTGATAATTCTACTTTCATTCTTGACAATCATATTTAAACATAATGTAGGTGATTTTGGTATTAAATCCATTGTAATTTATTTATTCTTTTGACATTATCTTTATATTGGTTTTATTACTTAGATTATTGCTTAGATTTATTACTTAGGTTTTGCCTGCTTTTATTATTTTGCAAGAAAATCAATACAAAAATATTGTATTTTAAAATATATTTTAAATATATATAAAATATAAAATGGCATTTACTAGATTTAAATATGATGACGCTAGAACAAAAAAATCATTACAACAAGCAACAGACCCTGGAAGATGGATTTTGAATGTTCCAGGAAATGGTGCGAATCCTTGTTATATGGAAGACCCTCAAATTATTATACAAAAATGGGGTGGTAATTTACGAACAAATACCATCAATTTAGAGAGTGATTTAAGAGGGGTAAATAGACAAATCGGAAGAGATTGTTTAGGAAAAGATAACTATAAAAATTACAATGTGCCAAATGAGGCTATTCAATACCCTAGTTGTAATAATTTATCCACCGAACAATCCAGAGCAACTAATCCTGCATGGTGGTATCGCGATTTAGAACAAGTAGATTGGCAATATCCTCCATTGAACCCTCAAGCAAATACTTGTTTACCTTTTCAAAATAATTTAAGCACCAGAATTTTAGAAAAGGACTATTTTACACCAAAGAGAGAATGTGTCATGAATGAAACCAAAAACGACTTACCTTCCAGTTATAGTTTGATTCGTGGGAATTACGTAGGTGGTCCGAATACTTGTCAACAAACCAACAGCTGTAAATCACTATAAAGGACCAAAGGTGTAATTGTAAAACTAAAAATGTTAAAATAGAAATACTCTATAAAAATTATTTAGATTATTATATGTGAATAAAATATAATACTCTATATATATAAATATGGAAATAGCAATACCTTTAATAGCATTAGGCGGTATGTATGTTGTATCTAATCAATCAAACGAAAATTGTGTAAAAAAAGAAATCAGACAACAGAACCAAGAAAATTATACAAATATGGGAATTCGAAGTAATTTGGGGGTAAAGACCGATAATTATTTACCAAATACCAATATTCCTCCACAAAATTATCCTGTAACAAATATTAATCAATTAGTAGATAATGTTCAGGAATATCCCAATCCAAATGCAGCAACGGATAAATATTTTAACCAAAATTTATATGAAAAAAAAGTTCGAAACCATGTTCCAGTAGGACAAAATATTCAAGATATTTATTCCTTATCTGGCAATTATTTAAATTCGAGTCAATTTAAACATAATAATATGGTGCCTTTTAATGGTGGAAAGGTAAAGGGACGCACGTATGACATGACGATAAACGAATCCGTACTAGATAATATGGTTGGCTCAGGCTCCCAGGTAATTAAGAAAATTGAACAAGCGCCTTTATTCAAGCCTGAAGACAATATGCAATGGGCTTATGGTATGCCAAATCAAAGTGATTTTTATCAGTCACGCGTTGTTCCAGGTATGAAAAACAACAATGTCAAGCCTTTTGATACAGTTATGGTAGGTCCAGGTTTAGATCAAGGTTACGGAATCAATGGCAGCAATGGTTACAATTCAGGCATGGAAGCACGTGATAAATGGTTACCTAAAACAGTTGACCAATTAAGAGTTGATACGAATCCCAAATTGGAATACGAATTAATCAATCATGAAGGTCCAGCCAACTCCTTCATTAAAACCGCCCCCACGACTCAATTACTCGGACGTGTGGAGAAACAAAGACCAGATACTTTTTTTATCAATACACAGGACCGTTGGTTAACGACTACTGGAGCTGAAAAAGGTGAAACCTTGAGACCTATTCAAGAAATGGGTGTTGTTCGACGAAACGATATTGTAACGGATTATATGGGGCCAGCTGGCTCGGTAGAAGTGAAAGCCGCGACAGCTCCAGAAAATTTTGAACCATCCAAAAGACATCAAGTATTGCCAGGTGGAGTCAACCATTCCAGAGCGGCTGGTCGTGGTCCCCATACCGACGCTGATAATTTTTTGAAAAGTCACACTAATTATGAGAACCATCGTTCAACCGTGAAACAGCCAGATACGTTAAGAAGTGGATTTAGCGGCGCCATTGGAGCCGTGATTGCACCCTTAATGGATATCTTAAAACCAACCCGTAAAGACGAAACCATCAACAATGTTCGTATTTATGGTGAAGCCGCACCAGCCGTCCCCAAAGGTTATGTATATAATCCTCAAGATACAACACCAACGACCATAAAGGAGACCACATTGTATGAGCAAAATTTCAACATTAATAATCAAAAAGAAAGTATTTATGTAAATAATTATACTGCTCCAGATAATACCCAGAGAGACACCACGAGTTGTGAATATTATACCGCCGCAGGTGGTTATGCTACTGGTTATGGTGATATGAATTATGAAGCTGCTTATAGACAACATAACAACGATATTAAATCGCAAACTATCGCCAATAGACCAAACCAAGGCGGCACTCAGATATTTAATCAGCAAATGAATTTAACTACAATTAAGACCGATTCAGACCGTTTAGATGGTCGTGTTAATCCAGCATTTTCTAGGTTATCTGGATTACCACCATCCGCGCAAACATACGGCGCAATTAGAGCCCCGCAATATTACAACGAATGTGCCGGATGTGACCGTATTCAGCCAGATATTCTATCTGCGTTCAAATCGAACCCATATACACATTCACTCACAAACTCTGTGTAAAAGATATGATAAAATCTCATAAAAAAGATATAATTTCTTTGTAAAACAAGTTAAATTTATTTTGTTAACATATGTAAAGCGAGTAAATATGTTAACAAATTTTTTATATCCCAGATGCGCAAATACGTTTAGAAAATGGCTCTCATCCAATAGTAAATACGACAGAATTTATAGTGAATTAGGCACACCAGTACCATTTGACGTATCATTGCGAGATGGTCTACAGGCTTTACCAAAAGAAATACAAAAGGATTTTACCACCAACGACAAGCTGAAAATATATCACAACATTATTTTTAATTATAAACCTTTGAATATTGAAATCGGCTCTATTGTATCTGAAAAAGTACTACCCATATTTGCGGATACGATGGAAATCATGAATGTATTATTACATAATTCTAAAACAACTGATTCGCTAGACAAAAGTAATAAATATGTTCTGGTTCCTAACAAAGCAAATTTACAAAATATTATAAATAATCCCCACATTAATCATTTTTCCTTTATATCTTCAGTTTCCAATAGTTTTCAATTTAAGAACACGAGAATGACTTTAGACGAATCAGACCGTGAGATTCAATCAATGATAGAAGAACTCAACAACAATACGTATAGAAGAGTTGCACCAGTTATCAAATTATATGTCTCTTGTATATCCGAATGTCCTATTGAAGGTAAAATAGACTGTGATTTTATAATCAATCGACTAGTGAAATTAAATACATTAAAGGTAGACGCTATTTGTTTATCGGATACATGTGGAACACTGCAAGTAGAAGAATTCGAACATATTATAGATGCTTGTATACGATTTGGGTTAGTTGATCCTATCAAATTTTCACTTCATTTACACGTAAAAGAAGGTAGAGAAAATGAAGTGGAAAAAATAATTCATAAAGCATTAGAATACAAAATAATCGATTTCGATGTTTCGTCATTAAATACTGGCGGATGTTCTGTTACAATGAATAGACAACGGTTATTGCCAAATTTATCATATGATTTATACTATAAATCGTTATGTAATTATATTCTCAGCAAAGCATAATTTTTGATATTTTATTAATTACGTTATATTAAAATATAAAAACATTTTACATTACTATAGTAATTCACTAATGTCATTACCAATTCATCAATCTATTAAAACGAAATTAAATTACTTCCACGAAATACATAAAATACCCAATATTCTATTTCATGGACCATCAGGAAGTGGAAAAAGAACAATTGTCAGCGAATTTATCCACAAAATTTATGATAATGATAAAGATAAAATTAAATCGTTTGTTATGTATGTAAATTGTTCACACGGTAAAGGCATCAAATTTATAAGAGACGAATTAAAATTCTTTGCAAAAACCCATATTAATTCGAATTGTGGTAATATTTTTAAAAGTATCATTCTATTAAATGCGGATAAATTAACGATAGATGCACAGTCCGCCTTACGCAGATGTATTGAATTGTTCAGTCACAACACACGTTTTTTTATTATTGCAGAAGATAAATATAATTTAATGAAACCGATATTATCGCGTTTTTGCGAAATTTATGTCCCTGAACCCATCATAAATGGAACTATTGTTAATTTATACCAATATAATTTAAATGAATTGTTTAATTTGAAGGATATTAAAACGAAACGACTCGATTCTCTCAAAAAAGAGCTATTAAAAGTAAGTAAAAACAATAGTGTCGAAGAATTAATGTTGTTGTGTGTAAAGCTATATGAAAAAGCCTATAGTTCATTAGACGTAATGCAGCTATTAGAAAACCCCAGGTTTTTAGATAATGTCATCACGTTTGAAAAACGATATGAGCTTCTTATGTGCTTTAATCGTGTAAGAAAAGAATTTAGAAATGAAAAACTTCTTATTTTATTTATTTTGCATTTTATTTTTTTAAGTTCAGAACTATCTTTAGAAAATATTAGTTTTATGTAAAATGGATGATTTCAATGTTAGCGCTCTTCATGAATCGAAAAACGAATGGAGTTCTCGTTTAGTTACAATTTTAACTCCTTTAATAATTGACGGTTATAAATCTATTTTAGACGAATCAATCAAGCTTTGTAAAGAAAATGGGGAAAATGATAAATATTTAATGACATTTCAAAATTTGATTTCTAGAATACCCAAATGGAATTCGCAAATAATAGAAACAGAAAGAAAACGAATATGTGATAAATCTGGCTGTAATTATTTAGAAGATTTAGTAACATGTGTTCACATTATACAGTTAAAAATATTAACTGCGATGCGAGTTGGTCAGAAACAAAAAAAGATAGACATTAATATTCCAAAATTAGACGATTTTATACACAAAACATATATAAACGTTGCTAGAAAGGTCTATAAAAATGTATATTTATTTGAAGTAAATATTCAGCCATTACAAATCCAAAAAAATCACCGAGAATTGGAAATCATAGTTCAAGAATGTATATTAAACACATTGAGAGAGAGTATCCCAGTAGACGCAATTCTAAAAGCATATATGGATGAGACAATAGAAGAAGATGTCGTAGAAGAGATTAAGGAGGAAATCATTGAGGAACCTATAAAGGAAACTGTAAATGCCAATGCACATGGATTACAAACCAAACCCAACTTAAGTTTCAACGAAATTGATTATGTAAAGGGTGATGATGGAAATGTAGCCAATGTAATTGCTCCAAAATCTATTTCTCATTTAGAAGAAATAAGTGAATTACGTAATCAACAAAGGAAAATGGAAATGGAAAATGATGATGACGATATTTCGAAATTAAACATTACAGACCAGCCATTTAATTTAGATGTATTAGATATTCATAATATCGAAGAACCGCAGCTAGAATTATTGCCAGATTTAATAATCGACGATATTGAAGTTTTAGAATAAAATGCGTATTAAAATAAATAAGATTATGCTTATTTATTGTAATGAATAATATTTTTATTAACGCAGCAATCATTTCAGTCGTATTTTTAATCGCAAAATTTATTGAAATGAGATTTATAGAAAAGGAAAGTAAACCGCTTAAATTGTTAATCAGAGATGCCTTATTAGTTTACTTTAGTGTTGTTTCTGGATATTTTGTTATTGACCAAATAAACCCACTATTTAAAGGAGGTGCAGGGGGTGGGTCCGCTGTTACGCCAGTGTTTACTGATAATCCAGGGTTTTAGACTTTTAGGGTTTGAAATGTTAAAAGGTGTAACGAATCTAACTCTCACAAATAGCACAGTTTTCATCTACCCGTCCAAACTTTCACTGCTACATGCGGGGTAGTGCCTTTTTTTAAGTGATCAATATATTTCTCAAATGTATATTTTCTCCAATTATGATGTTGCGATATATCGCCGAATAACGATTTGATTTTTATGGATAAAGTGCATTCATTGTTAAAAATACAACCCATAATTCTTTCTAAACAACATCTATCAGGTCGATTCAATACACTATACACCATATTAGTTATTTTATATTTATTTTCAATGTGCAATAAAAAATCATGATTAATGTACGCTTGAACACCAAAACATCCATACCAATTATCTTGTGGTAATCCAATTTTTATTTCATCTCTTAATTTGTCTTGTAAAATATGTGAATTCAATAGAACACTCGATATTTTTATTGAATTATTTATATTTTCATTGTCTGAATGAAAATGCCACAATGGTAAGACCTTTTTACCTCTTAAATTGTCAAAATTAATTCTTTTGTGAATAAAAACGCTATCGTGCATTATTACCGCATTTTCAAAAAATTTATGTTTTATAAAGTAGTAATAGGGTAATAATTCTCCTCTACCAGGGAATTCAGATTGTATGATTTGAAGATTATTATAATTAAAGTCTGCTTTTACGAAATCTTGATTGCTATTATCGTCAATGATGATTATTTTTCTTTTAGGGTATAATGTTCTAAGTATTTTTACTGAATGATTCCAGTATTTATTGGTAGCTTCGGAATTAACATGTCTTGTTATAATAAAACCAAATGTATCCATAATATAAACAACTCAAAGATTATATTATGACATAAATAACAAATTACGCCGATTGTAAAGAAAAATAAAACAAACTAAGATTTACTTATACATTTGTGCATGGTAACTGTTACTATTTTACTTGTTTCTGCTTTTTCTACTTTTTCTACTTTTCCGGCCTTTTCTACTTTTCCGGCCTTTTCTACTTTTCCAGCCTTTTCTACTTTTTCTACCACCTAACTTTTTGGATGTGAAATAATCCTTTGGACTGGCTTCGGTGCCTATATTTGTATTCGTTTTTTCATCAATAAGTTTTTCGAATCCCTTTTGTAATGCCGCATTATATTTTTCTCTATTTCCAGTCATTTTATAAAAATAATAAGGAGGTGACGAAAGCAGCATTGTATCTTTTGCAAATGGATATGTTGAACTAGGTTCACCACTATTCACGTCTTTTATATCTATAAACTCAGCGGCATTCGTAGTACCATAAGGAACTAAACGTTTGAATGTACCCATTTTCCGCACATTCTTATAACTTTTATCAACCATATAATCATCGCGGTCCATACCAAGATATTCGATATAATATTGGGTTTCGGGGACCATGTCGACAATAAGAATTTCTTCCATAACAAATTATATATATTATTGTTATTATTTCTAAATGTACAATTTTATACCATTGTGTTCCGCTTGTAAAATACCAGATTTACATATAGGAAGGTATATTATCAATGTTGATAACATCATCAGGAACGTCTCCTTTAAATTTTGAAAAAGCGTCGAATTCGGGGCGTTCTAGTTGTGCTTGTGGTATGTGATTATGCACACATCGTGCAATCATTTTGTATAATTTAAAGTCTGGATAACGGTCAGTGCCATTATTTTTGTATAACATATTTATACCTTTATCGTCTAAACACCATTCCACAATTAAACGTTTAATGGGGTCTTTACATTTGCTAATATCCTTTATTTCTTCAAAATCATCAATCACATAATCAAAAATGGAACAAGCCAAACGACATAAATCAAAACTAAAATTGGGTTCTAATCGGGGTTTTTTGTTGTTTAAATACGGTTCGGTGTTGTATTGGGTGGCTGCATCACCGCCTATTTGAAAACTGTCGCTGCAGAATAATTTGCCATCAAATTTATAAATACTTCTGCCAAAATCGATGATTTTGAATATGCGACCAAACGTAGGAACCTTGTAATATTTTTTCTTATAGCAATAATAGATGTATTTTTTATCGGTTTTATTATACATTACGTTATTCGTATGTAAATCGTTATGTGTAAATCCAAATGATTTTTGATATGTTATTAATATCATAATTATTTGCATAAATGCCGATAACCACTCTTCCTTTGTTAAGTCTTCATTTAAGATTAAATCATCAAATGTATTTTCACAATATTCCATACCGATAACTTGGATTGGGAATTTTGGTATGGTGGCGAATATTTGTTCTTCTTCGTATGATTCATCATCAGAATCACTTTCAGATTCATTTTCAGAGTCAATTTCAGAGTCATTGGCACTGTTTGTATTATCACTATTCCGGTCGTCGTCAAAGGTTTCTAATTCTCCACAATTGTCGCATTCGTCGTTACTATCATTATTACTATCGTTACTATCTGTATAGGATGATCGAGAAGAACAAGACGAATTTGATTTTAAACTAACCACATTGTTATTTTCAGTATCTATTGTATTCGTATTTGTTATATCTACATCATTGGTGAATTCGTGTAACTCGTCTATATCTACATTTATATCATCTACATCGCTACTATTTTTACTCGATGTATTATCTTCAAATACACCTTCAAATAACTCATTATCGAAAGATTTTATTGATAATTGGGACTTCGCGCTGGTATTATATTGTATTGTAATGGGTGCCAATTTTGCATTGTTTTCATTTTGAAATAAATGTTGATAATCGTCTATTTTAAAGAGGGTATTTTTGTTGTTATTAAAAAAATCAGAATTATTCAAATAATCAATATCATCAAACACATTAATCTTATAATTATTTTTGATGCCTAGAATAGAACCATAATAATCTAGTCCATGTATAAAATGATTATTGTGCAATAAATTACTGGTTAAATATATAAACAACCCATCTACGTAAGCGGAGTTATTGGTGTCTAATAACTTTGGGTGACACTCATCGGCACTGGAATTTAATTTGGGTAAATTAAATATTTTTTCATCGTTAATATTATATTTTCCTGTTAGATATTTATATGGGTCTAATAATGGAGCCAGCTTAAAAAATACTTCTTTATGAATTGTCTTTTGCGTTGTAAGATTATTGATTTTGCATTTATACAAGTTCGGGTTTTCTTCGTTCTGTTTATCAAGACTATAAATATACCATTTATGGTTTAAATTGATACTATTAAAGTTTGTATCATTTAATGAAAAGAATCTAGTGTAAATTGGAATATAATTTTGTGCATTGGATAGAAAAAGAGAATTTGAATCTTCTAAACTTTTGAAAAGTTCAGCGTTCTTTCTTTTTTGATAGTTTACAAATACCATACTTTAGCTAATTAATATAAAAATTATATTTGTTTTTAACTTATTATAAACAATAATCATTTCTCAATACTATAGAATGTTTCTCAATAGTATAGAATGATTCTCAATAGTATAGAATGTTCTAGATATTACAGATTTTCTACAATACGTTTAAATTGGTAAAAAAAAGTTTCTATTTTAAATAATAATGACTTTGGAACTTAAAAAATTTGATATGAAAAGTATTAGTTTTAAACCAAATGAGAATAAAGGACCTGTGGTGGTTTTAATTGGTAAGAGAGACACTGGCAAATCCTTTTTGGTAAGAGACTTGCTTTATTATCAACAAGAAATACCAATTGGCACGGTAATATCTGGAACAGAAGAAGGAAACGGTTTTTACGGAAAAATGGTGCCAAAATTGTTTGTACATAATGAATACAATACTGCCATCATTGAAAATATTTTAAAACGTCAACGAACCGTTTTGAAACAAATTAAAAAAGAAATGGAAACGTATAAACGCAGTACGATTGACCCCAGAGCCTTTGTTATTTTAGATGATTGTCTATATGATAATACGTGGTCGCGTGATAAAATGATGCGTTTACTTTTCATGAATGGCCGTCATTGGAAGGTCATGTTGGTCATCACAATGCAATATCCCTTAGGCATTCCACCGACACTGCGTACCAATATAGATTATGTGTTTATCCTTAGAGAAAATTACATTGCCAACCGAAAAAGAATCTATGAGAATTACGCAGGTATGTTTCCAACCTTTGAATCATTTTGTCAGGTGATGGACCAGTGCACAGAGAATTATGAGTGCTTGGTAATCAATAATAATTCAAAATCCAACAAATTACATGACCAAGTGTTTTGGTATAAAGCGGATGACCACGGTGATTTTCGATTAGGCTCCAAAGAATTCTGGGAATTATCAAAAGGACTGAAGGACGACGATGAAGAAGAACAATATGACCCAAATGCAGCCAAAAAACGCGGAGGAGGACCTAGAATTAGTGTCAAAAAAGCGAATAAGTGGTAAACCGCTTTTATAAAACTCGCTTTTATAAATAAAAAACGGTAAAAGTAACTTAAAGAGTATCTTATTATATATTGTATAATAAGATGTCACAACTAAACATTGTAGAACTCATCGAGAACAATCCTATTACAAAACTTTCTAGCACGTATAATAACAAATTGCTAGATAAAATTAAACAAATATTTAGTGGATTTGAACAACAACTGTTTATTAGTAGCTTTTATTGTTACTTAAATTATGATAAAAATATCGATTTTGTAGTTAATTTGGATGATGTATGGGAATGGCTAGGTTTTAGTCAAAAAATAAGAGCTAAAGAACTATTAGATAAACATTTTAAACTTGATATAGACTATAAAACCAATCTCGCTTTCTCTATAGGGAAAGCGTTTTTTAATACAACAGAAAAAGTAAAACAACATGGCGGTCAAAATAAACAAACCATAATGCTAACTATAAAATGTTTTAAATCATTGTGTTTGAAAGCACAAACGAAAAAAGCATCCGAAATACATGAATATTATATGAAATTAGAGGAGGTTTTACAAGAAACATTAGAAGAAGAAACAACCGAATTGAAACTGCAACTCGAACAAAAAGAAAATATTATTTTAGAAATTAAACATACTGTAGAACAAGAAAAACAAATCTTATTACAAAATACAAAAAAAGAAAAACAAAAGGCCGTAGAGCAAGCGATCATTATCCAATTTCCACTAAACACCGAATGTATTTATTTTGGAACGATTGATAATACCAATGAAGCTGGCGAGAAATTGATTAAATTTGGACATACAAATGATTTGGCCACTAGAATAGCCGACCATCGTAAAAAATATACTAATTTTATTTTAATGCAGGCGTTTAGAGTTCAAAATAAAGTAGAAATAGAAAATCTAATAAAAACATATCCGAAAATAAAAAGGCAAATTCGTTCTCTCGAAATAAATGGGAAAAACAAGACCGAAATTATTGCATATGACGATACTAATTTTACGATTGACAAATTATCTAAACACATTAAAGATATTATTCACTCTAAGACATATAGTATTGATAATTTCAATAGGTTGATGAAGGAAAACCAAGAATTAGAAAATGAAAATAGAATTTTGAAACAACAAATCAAACGTCAAGAAATGTCCCTTACCCAAAAAACGATTGAGATAAACGAATTAAAGGATAAAATAGAATGTCAACAAGAAATTTTAAATACCGCAAATGCAGAGAACCAGTCTGTTTACCAAAATGTATTATTACCCGAAGACGAGCTGAACAAAAAATTTAATGAATTTATTAGTAGCATTTGCATAGTGCGTCCAGATGTAGAAGAAATATCTGTCAATATAGAAGGGCGTTATCGTTTATGGAACCAAGTTAAACCCACAAAAGAAACCTTTCACGCTTTAAAAAATTATTTGGATACTCGATTCAAACCAAAGCGAATTCAAGGAAATCACGGATACGTAGGTATTAAATTAAAACCGATTGAATATAAAAAATCGAGAGAAAACGACCGTGTCGAAAACTTTATCTTTCAAGTATGCAAATTTTCAGACCGCGGAAAAATACTAAACTCTGTATTGTTACGTGAATATCAAAAATGGAAAGTATCCGTTGGTATAGAGCTATCGGAAAACGATATGAAAGAAATAAAAGAATATCTAAATGCTTCTCCATATGCTCTTAAAGCAACAGTATGGACTCCTGAAGGAAATAATGAAGGTTATTATGGTTTGGAAATAAAACAAGTAGAGTATAAACCAAAATATGTATCGTCAACTGGCAAAAAAGTTTATAAAAGAGAGTGTAATACAGATATACTATTAGCAACATGGGATACAATTGCAACAGCTGCCGCATCAGAAGGCATATCTCCTGCTAAAATGAGTAGATGTGTGAAAAATAAAAATATAATAAATGACTATTATTATAGTGTTATTTAGTTGTTGTATGATGTTACCTTTAACCATCGTCCCTTTAATCATCGTGAACTTTAACCATCGTGAACTTTAACCATCGTGAACTTTAACAATCGTCAAAAGAAATCGTTACTGGATATTTTATATAGCAATAATCTTTCCAATGTGTTCCGTCATTATTTAATTCACACCAATCAAACAATATTTTTCCATTTGATGCTTTCATAGGAAGCCGCTCCCATAAATGGTATTTAAAATGAAACATTATATTCATAATTCCCATTTCATTTGTTTTACAAAAACTATATTTATTCATTGCTTCCATTAATTGCTTTTTGTCGCACAAATTCAAAATATTCGTATCATAAATCCACATACAATTCAGCATATAATTTGACTTTAAAATGTTGTCTCCGTACATGTTTTTTAATTCATCAATGAATTCTGGTTTGTCATAACTTAATTGACATTTAAATTCTTGGTCATCATATAATTTACCATCTTTTGGCGCTAATATTTTATTTTTATAATCTAATTGAAGCAAATAAGATACATTGTCCAAAACCCTTAATCCTGCATCTAGATATACCACACGAGACCATTTCATAAAATAATCGTCGAACACATGTAGTTTTTCCCATTGGTTTAATTTATTGATTTCTCTTTTATCCGTAGTGTCTGAAAATCCATTTTCACCGATTTTAGCGAGTAAAATAGATTTGTCTATCAGAGGAAACGTAACTTCAGTAATATTATAAAAATCCTTGAAATTCGCATGTAAATTAAAATCTATTGTTATCAACACTATATCGCCTTGCCAATTACCTTTACTTCTTAAATCAACAATGGTTCTTTTGGCTTTATTAAAATAAGTGGCATCAGATATTAATACAAATACAGTATTGTCTTTTGTAGAAGCGATTTCTGGTATATTTGTTGGTTCATTGTTTGACTCGTCTATGGATTCCTTATTTGATTCTGAATAATAGAATTCGTATTGTTCTTTGGTGGTAACTTTATGAAATGTAATTGCTTTTTGTAGTTGACAGTCGTCTTCATGTAACCCTAGATGAAATAAATCATTGTTAATTTGGTTTACCTTGTTTTCTTTTGCAATATCTTGAATCCATATACCCATGCACAGGTCGTCTGGTTGATACTCGGTGTTTACAATACTATAATATGATTCGTTAGTTCCTTTTTCTTTAATATAGGATACAATATGCGAATATAATTTGTTGGATATAGCATAACCCGCCCCTCCTGACATATAACTACAAAAGTGTTCTTTGATATGATTTAATTCTTTGCCAATATAATAACATTCATTAGAATCATAACGAGTCAATAAATTTTTAAGCCTGTTTTCGAATACAAATGTGTCATCATCAATAAATATATACCAATCGTAATTTGGTATATTCATATTATACATAAAATAAATGTATTTCCATGTTATATTTTCCATATGGTCCATGGTATACCATCCAAACTGGCGTTGTTCAATATTTGGTGTTGAGGTAAGATAAAAAATATCTTCTTTATTCATGTTTTGAAACATGCTCTCCATTTGGTATTTCACCCTATTATCAATATACTTATTGCATGTAGAAATAATATAACAAATTTTCATAATAATTATATTATTTGATTATTTTTAAACCTTTATTCTAGAAAGATAATTTTAAAATACAAATATTCTACAAATATTCTACAAATATGTTTTGTAAAAGTTAAATTGTTCTTCTTCTCTTACATTATGAAATGTAATGGCGCTTGGTATTTCCTCTTCGTTTTGATGAACGCCCACATGAAATCTATCATCGTTTAAAAGAATAATATTATTCTGGTGTATATGGACTAATTCTTGTATTAATAATCCAACTGTTAAATCTTCGCACCAATGCTTATTGGAAAGTTCTATTCCAATATGTTTAATATGACTTTTTAATAGAATAAATAAAGATTTTGACATTATATAACCAGCACCTCCTGACATGTATAAACAAAATTCTTTTTTAATATGGTCTAACTCTTTCCCAATATAATAGTTGACGCTTGAATCTAATGTAGATAAAAATTCTGCCAGTCTATCGGTAAATACGAATGTATCATCGTCAATAAATACATACCAGTCATAATCATATTCATCATAATCTATATGATACAAAAAATGCAAAATCTTCAGTGTTAAATATCTATAAGAATCATCTGTATTCCAACCAAAATGCCGTTTAGAAATGTCTGGTTTACTTGTTAAATAAAAAATATCATTGATGTTAATATTTTGTAAAGAATTGTTCGATTGATAAACAACTCTATTATCTAAATATTTATCACATGTTTTAATTATATAACAAATCTTCATAAATGTTATATTATATTTATTACAGTACTTTTATATTTTTATATTTTATATTTTTATAGAAACATGTTTGTAACAATTTTATTTATTTAGCCTCAAAAAAATATATGGAGTATATATAATGAGTATTTCAGAAGAAAAGGCTATTGCCCTTGGTAATTTAATAGGAGAAATGGATGTTGCGTCAGAAGTTACATTAGGTCAAAGACTCGTACCAGGAAGAATAATCGAAGAATATCACGGCAAAATCGCAACCGGTAAACTCGTTCCTCAGCATATGAAATATCCAGGCGAAAAAGGCGGTAAAAGAATGAAACTCGTAGGAGGTGGTATTTGTGAAGAGCAACCTTGGGTAAGGTTATCTATTGATGCTGCCATCGTTTTAGCTAGTGCAGCAGTCGTGGTAGGAGCAGGTTATACCGGTTTTGCTACATTACAATCATTTATGAATGTCTATGGATTAAACGAGTCGTCTATAGCAATCATAACATCTTTATATAATTCTTTAATAGCCACAGGCGGTGCTATATTCACTACAGTATACAATATGGGTTCTGCATCTGTAACAGTCACAACATCGATTGGGTCAGTAGGTTCTACTATTTTAACTGGTTTATATTCAAGTGCAGGCCCAATTTTATCTACATTTGCAAGAGCCGCTCCTGCAGTAGCAATTGGTAGATATATTGGAACAAATAAAAACGCATATGAAGATGCAAAAAATATAATAAACACATTAGATGCTCAATATAAAGCATTAGCGTCATATACAGGAGCAGTGACTCGTTCGATGAGCGAGAAAAAAGAATCGATAGAACGCCAATTAACCGCAGCTAAACAGTCATTCAAAACAACATACGAAAACGCAAAAACAAAATCTGAAGCAGTTATAACAAAGTCGTCGTCGTATTATTTAGCACTAAGAACAAAGGTATGTCAATTAGTCGACAGAGGAATATCCGCTGTCGATGTAACTGCCGGATTAGAGGAGGCTCTTGCAACCATTAATTTTGAAGGTGGCAGAAGAAGAACAAGACGTTCCGTGAAAAAGGCACGACGTTCCATAAAAAAACGTAGAAACTCAATGAAAAAACGTAGAGTGTAAAAAGAAAATATAGGAATTAACCAAAACATAACAACAATGTAAATAATATATAATTACACCAACTATATATTATTGTATTTATTCTTCTTTATTCTTCTTTATTCTTTTTTATTCTTCTTGTTTATTCGCAAAAGGGCCACTTACTAGTTGACTCTGACCATTATCGCTTTTACCCACCACAATATTTTCACCCTCAAATAATTCCTTGCAAATATCCGCAGTAGAAATATTTTCTTGTTCTTTCAAGGTAGACTCTTGAGTGTTGATGTTATTCACTCCCACTAAGTTTCCTTGTTCATCTATTGTTTGTGTCAATGTATTACCAGATTTTTCGGCATTTTTAATATTTTCTTCGATTGCTTTTTGTTTCGTTTCTTTCACGCGTTGCTCAAATGCGGATTTAGCATTGGTTTCGTTCTTTTGTTTCTCCTGCATTAATTGATTTAATTCTTCCTCCATATATTCGACTCGACCGGTTTTATATGCTTCAGGGTCCCAAGGCATCCACATACCAACTGGCCCCACATATACATCATGATTAGGGTCAATTTCTCTTAACATTTTGCATCTTAATTCGGCTTCTTCTTGAGTAGGATAAGAGCCTCTAATTTTTAAACCTCGTGTGCTTGTTTGAAAGTTGTGAGCAATATCGAATTTTTTCTGTAATTCATCTTCATTGTTATCCACAAATGTCTTGAATTCATCTTGCATACTGGTTTTATTCAAATTCTCCTTCTCTTCTTTCACAAAATCCTTTAAGTCACTCGAAATATCATCAAACGAAACATTATATTTAAATGAAATAAAATTTAGAAACTGGACAAACTTCTCCATAGATTTATTTAGATCCCATTTCTTTAGAAATTCTTCAAAGAAAAAGATTTCCTTTTCCTTTAAAATTTTTTCAGGAGAACAAAATGAAACACAAACGAATTTTTGACCAGCTATTTGTTTATCTTCTTCTAATAGATCAACATATTTAGGGTTTATTTTCCCCCCTTTTTGTTTTCTTTCAAATCCAGACTTCTTAGAACTATCTTTAGAACAATCCATTTTATAATTTTAATTATTTAATTTTAAGTTTTTTATCGCATATATATATTTTTTTCTTTTTATTTAATATAATGAACGGTTTAATAAACGTTGGTGAACTTGTGAAGAGAATCATTAAGTACCTTGTAGAAGGTTTAATGGTAGCTATTGCTGCATATGCTATTCCTAAACGCTCATTAAATATTGAGGAAATTGTATTAATTGCATTAACTGCTGCTGCTACATTTAGCATCCTTGATACCTATGTACCATCCATGGGCGCAACCGCTAGATCAGGCGCTGGTTTCGGTATCGGCGCCAACCTAGTAAAATTCCCAGGTGGATTTTAAGAAAAGCATAATTGGTAAGTAAATATTTATAAAATATATTTTATAATAAATAAAAAATATTTTACACTTCTTACTCGTTTGTATACGAATAACTACCATATGTTTTGATAAAACAGAAAATCACCGAAAATCACCGAAAATCACCGATATATAATCTAACTGTATTATATTATGGCAAAACATTCACGTAGAAAATCGAAAAGAGTATATCGAAAAACCCGTAAAAATAGAAAAACTTGTAAACAGAGAGGCGGCATGTGTTATGGTAGAGGCGTAGGAGCCAATTCTTATGACCCCAATTTTTCGGTGTATAATACGAGAGAATTACAATTATTTCCTTACAAACCAACCAATTAGAACCATCCCTTATACATATAGACAAACGACTAATTAGTATAAATAAACTCCCAATTTAATTCTTCGCAAATTTTCTTCCATATTACGTCTTGTTCTATTCTTTTTTCTTTGTCTTTTAACATTGGGAAGAACGGTAAATATTTTTCTTCTCCCAACAATTCGCATAATTTATATGCAGTATAATAATAATTTAAAAAATTCACTCTGTCATCAGGACAATACTTAGAATAAGGTGATTGTAATTCTATAAATAGATTACACAATGTTTCTTCTAATTCTGGCGACATTATAGGTGGTTTAATTCCCAACTTATCTTTAATAAATGGTATATGTTCATAGTATTTATTATAGCCTAATTTCTTGAGTATTTCTTTGGTTTTCGCATTCGTAATTTGAGAGATTTCTATTCTCTCTTTTTTAATCTGCATCTTTATATTTTCTATAACATCGATTGGTATTTGAGTGGTTTCTTTGCCTTGAAATTGTGCAAGGATTTCTTTGAAATGATTGATTCTTTTATAAGCATAAAAACATACCTCCTTTGGCGGTTCTTTGTAGGAGGGTTTTTCGTTTTCAATTAAATAAGGAATACTTCTAGAACAAGTATTGCAAACCAATACTCCTTCGTCTTCTAACGGAATCAATTCGCCTTTATAACATACTTTACATATATCTGTCTGGCAAACATAAGCATTGATATCCAAAAACCCATCATCAATGTTATTTAGATATTTTTGCACAACATTATTGGTTTCTATATGTGCATTTTTATTAGATTCATCTTCTTTAATTTTAAAAAACATATTTACTAATTTCGATTTGTTGGTGGTTGGTTGTAATGTTGACCCGTCAGATATATTTTTTTTATTTTCAAAATATTCAAATATAAATTTAGAGTTGTCAAGGAAATACTCCTTTTTCTTAGTTTTTAATTCTTTAATGTTATCGGTGATTTCATTAATTTTATCTTCTACATCGAGCCTTTGCTCTATACTAAGGTTACTATTTTCATCGTGCAATTTTTGTTTTAATTCTTGTCTCTCTAGTTTTAATTCTGGTATTTTGCTATTTTCATCTTTGGTAAATTCATTTAAAAATTCTTTGTGCTTTGTGTCAAGAGTTACGGAAGTTTTTTTATTAAACTTAATTTTTTTACTAGTTTTTGGTTTAAAATTAGGCATAGCTTCCTTTTCATAAATAAAAGGTTATTTATTTAATTTATAATATATAGAAAATATATTTTCTAATTACACCAATTTTATTTTTACTTACAAGTAGTTTGCACTTGTACGAATGTTATAGAGTTTTGCTAGTTTTACTAGTTTAATTTAATTAATTGTTTTCTACAAAATAGTTAATGGATATTAAAATTAATTTAGACACTTTAAAAGATTTAGAAAATGAGAATGTCAAAATAGACGTTATCAAATTTCAAAAAATGTTATTACTTTTTAACTCCATCGAGCAAGGATGGAGTGTAAAAAAAAGAAATGAATCATATGTATTTACAAAAAATCACGAAGGCAAAAAGGAAGTATTAGAAGATTCATATTTGTTAAAATTTATGAAAACAAATTTAGACATTAGCAGATTTATTGCTTAGGTATATTGGTGTATTTACGATTGGGATTCTTGTTTTTTTGATTTTCTTGTTTTTAGGGTTTTTCCTGGTTTTTAGGGGTTTTCCAGGTTTTTATTTTAATTAATAATTAATTTTTATTAATTAAATTATTTTCAAAAATTTTTTTTTCTTTAGCAACTATATAAAAATGGGAGGTGGATTAATGCAACTAGTAGCCTATGGCGCCCAAGACGTTTACCTTACTGGTAATCCTCAAATTACTTTCTGGAAAGTTACATATCGCAGATATACTAACTTTGCCATCGAATCAATCGAACAAACATTCAACGGTCAAGCCGATTTTGGTCGCAGAGTCCAATGTGTCATCAGTAGAAATGGTGACTTGGCTTACCGCACATATTTACAAGTAACACTTCCTGAAATCAACCAACTTATGGGTCTTGGAAACTACACAACTGGCCAAAACACAGGTGTTTATGCTCGTTGGTTAGATTTCCCTGGTGAGCAACTTATCGCTCAAGTTGAAGTTGAAATTGGTGGTCAAAGAATCGACCGTCAATACGGTGACTGGATGCACATCTGGAACCAACTTACAATGACTGCTGAACAACAACGCGGATACTTCAAAATGATTGGTAACACAACACAATTAACATTCATCACCGATCCTTCATTCTCTGATGTTGAATCACCTTGTGATTCCTTAGCACCACGTCAAGTTTGTGCACCAAGAAACGCTTTACCAGAAACAACCTTATATGTTCCATTACAATTCTGGTTCTGCACCAACCCTGGCTTAGCATTACCTTTAATTGCCCTTCAATACCACGAAGTCAAGATCAACCTTGATATCAGACCTATTGATGAGTGCTTATGGGCTGTCACCACCTTAAACTGCAACAGTAACCCATGGTCAGCTGGCAACCAATACTCAGTTGGTCGCCCAGTTCCAGCAACCATTGCATACAACCAATCTTTAGTTGCTGCATCCTTATACGTTGACTACGTCTTCTTAGATACTGATGAGCGTCGCAGAATGGCACAGAACCCACACGAATACTTAATCACCCAGCTTCAATTCACAGGTGATGAATCAGTTGGTTCATCCAGTAACAAGATTAAGTTAAATTTCAACCACCCTGTTAAGGAATTAATCTGGGTTGTTCAACCTGATCAAAACGTAGATTACTGCTCATCCTTAACATGCGATGCTCTTTTATTCAAGGTATTAGGTGCCCAACCATTCAACTACACTGATGCTATTGATGCTTTACCAAACGCTATCCATGCTTTCGGTGGCCCAGCAGCAGTTGCAGCTGATTCTCGCGCATTCATTGATGCACGTGGTTTATTCCAAGACGCAGGTGCTATGGATGAATACATCCCAGCAGGCTTCACTGGCTACTGGCACGGACCTTCAAACCCTTACAATGAAGTCAATCTTGGTGGTGTTGCTGTCCCTGTTCCAACAGGAACTGATGCATCCATTGCTGCTCTTTTACAAAACGGCGGCTCACACCTTGATAACTCAGGTGTATCTGATGCAGGCACATTCGTTTTAACCGAAACCTCCTTAGATATGCATTGTTGGGGACAAAACCCAGTTGTAACTGCCAAATTACAACTTAACGGACAAGATCGTTTCTCTGAACGTGAAGGTTCATACTTCTCATGGGTCCAACCATACCAGGCACACACACGTTGCCCTGATGAAGGTATCAATGTTTACTCATTTGCATTGAGACCTGAAGAACATCAACCAAGCGGCACGTGCAACTTCTCCAGAATTGATAACGCCACACTTCAATTGGTCTTATCCAACGCAACTGTTGAAGGTACCAAGACTGCAAAGGTCCGTGTCTATGCCACCAACTACAACGTCTTACGTATTATGAGTGGCATGGGTGGGTTAGCATATTCCAATTGAAGACCTTATATCGTGTGGATATTATTTATATATTTTAATAATTAATTAATGCTTTTTAATTATTAAAACAAACAATATTGCTATATTTTACCAAATAATAACTTAAAGACCTGTATAATATATATATACAGGTTAAATGGAAGTAGTTAAGGCATTCAACTCAAATGAATTACATACAAATATTGTTATAAAAGGTGATTATAACAATCCCTTATTTAGAGCTAGTGATATTGGAGAAATTTTAGAAATGTCTAATATTAGAGCACATATAGTAAATTTTGATGATACAGAAAGACATGTCAATAGTATTGACACGTCTACTGGACCTAAACAAGTAACATTTCTTACAGAAAAAGGTTTATATAAAATATTATTTAAATCAAGAAAACCAATCGCCGAAAAGTTTCAAAATTGGGTTTGTGAAGTTATTAAAGAAATTAGATTAAATGGTATTTATAATTTACAGAACCAAATAGAAAAACAAAAAATGGAAATGGAACTATTGGAAGAAAACAAAAATAAAGAAATGGAAGAAAAAATTAACACTGAAAAAGAACTAGAAAAACAAAACGTTCTTTTAACAAAATTCAGAAATTCAGGTAATTTAATTTATATTATAAGAGTAAAATCGTATTCTAATGGTGAATATATAATTAAAATTGGTCAAAGCGAGTATGGAGTGAAAGCAAGGTACGACGAATGTAAAACTAAAAAATTTGAAGAGTGTATATTATTAGATTGTTTTCCAGTTCAAAAAAGTAGAAATTTTGAAAAGTTTATACACAATCATTCAAACATTGCTTGTAACAATATTAAATTAAATAGTCACAATTCAGAAACTGAATTATTTCTTATTGGAAAAAATCTTACGTATTCAATTTTGTTAGATATTATAAATAAAAATATTCAAAAATATAATGAAAATGATAACGCTAAAGAAATATTAGAATTAGAATGTCAAAAGTTAAAACTAGTAGATGGTATAAATAATTCAAATTGTTATATTCAAGAAATTTTAAACACAAATAAAATTTTGTTAGAAAAGATGTCTCTATTAGAAAAGCAAAATCAAGAAATACTAAACAAACTCAACACGCAACAAACTAAGGTGACAACTGGTTTCAATCAACAACTGCCTACCTTGGGACCAAGACTACAAAAAATTAATCCTGAAAATTTACAGCTAATTAGAGTATATGAGTCTGTCACAGAACTAATGAACGAAGACAAGCATATAAAACGCCCAAGTATTATGAAATCCATACAAGAGAATACTATTTATCATGGGTTTCGTTGGCAATTAGTTGAACGCATCTTAGATCCAACTATTGTGCATTCTTTGGAACCAACAAAAGCAACAAAAAATCAAAACCTAGGGTATATTGCCAAGTTGGATGCAAACAAAACCGAAATACTGAACGTATATTTAGATAGGAAAACTGCCGCAATCCAAAATAGTTACCCGACCCACGCTTCGTTAGATAATCCAGTTAAAAATGGAACTATATCAAACGGACATTATTATATATTATATGAAAGTTGTGATGAAGAATTAAAGTCGTTATTTGAAGAAAAAAATGGCGTACCGTTATTGTATAAGAATGGTGTTGGACAATTTGATTCAAATGGTTCTTTACTAAATGAATTTATTTGTAAATATGATTGTATAAGAACACTAAAAATAAGTGACAAGACACTTACTAAAGCGTTGGATAAAAATATCGCTTATAACAATACATATTTCAAAACACTTGGAACTAAATTACAACACATATAATCCCAAAAAACCTATTATGATATAACAAAAAAATTGATATTCAAAATATAACGAATATAAAATGCACCCAATATATAAAAATGAATCGAACCAATTCATATTACGAATTATATTTCAAATTGGCTTATAGTTGCCAAACAAAAAAATATTTTGTACGATCCAATGTAACGCTTAGCCAATTTATAGATGATATTAAAATGCGTGCCAGAAGTGACTTTCATTTAGGCGATGATGAAGATGTAGAAATAGTGGAAGCTGGACAATATCATAATATAAATGGCAGAGACCCAGAATTAGCACCAGCACTACAACCATCTAATGTATTATTGAGTGAAATGTATGAAAATACTAATAAAAATATTGCCTTTTATATTAGAAAAATTCCTAATTATTTAACAATTGACGTGCCTACTAATTATAACGAAAATAGTATGGGTACATATGTGCCCAGAATAAGAAACCAATGTGTCGGTTATGAAAATGTTTAAAATTTTATAATTATTGAATTATAAAATTTTTTTGTTATCTATTTGTTATCTATTTTTTCCAGGAATATTATTGTTATTGCCAGGAATATTATTGTTATTGCCAGGAATATTGGTGCTACTCGTCGCCGTAAATGAAAACCCTTGGTCCGCACAATAATCAAAATCCCAAGTATCATACGTATATGGCAAATCGTCTGACCAGGGATGTATAAAATTATAAAAGTCTTTATTGGTGTATTCTTCGTCTTCATTCAAAAAATTCGTGAATTCTAATACGTCATCTTCATTATGTCCATCACAAATGACATCCATCGTGCAGGTTGGCATGGTTAAATCACCAGAACCGGCCACATTTGACCAATCACAAACACCATTCAAATAAGCCGCACCAGACGCTTTATTATATTCGGTAAATGCCCATGTTTCATCAAAATCTGTAATGGTGCCTTGTGAAATCATAATACGTTTTGCACCCAATAATCGCTCCAATTGTCCGTGAAGAGGCCAAAAGGTAGGGTCAAACGCCGCCGCCGAAGAAAACATTTCCCCTGCAATACCAGGGTCTTCTACCGCACGCAATACTTTTAAAAAGAGGGCGTCATCCGCATTTTTTAACTCGGACTCTAATGCATAATATACATTGGTAGCTTTTAAAATAGCTTCGGCGCCATATTCGTCAATATATTTTTGAGGAACAGAACATTTACAGGGTTTTCCATAGGTACATGTATCCGGACATCGTGTATATCCCATACGCCATAATACTTTAAAAAACAATAACTTATCTGGTTTCTGCACCATAGATATATCTTCGTCATCAAATAGGGTGCCATCGCCCCATGCTCCACCAATTAGAATATGCACTGGTCCGTGAGTCTGACCATTTGAACAATCATTTAAATCCGCAAGTGAGGTGCTTTTAAAACAAGATTGCAAAACGGAACAGTCAGGCATCGTTTCATATTGAGTCATGGAATATGTTTTGTTGTGACGCCCCAACTGCTGAAATGGGTTATTATTCCATGGGCTGCGCATATGACCAAATCCATTGACATAAGGGTTTAAGGAACCTGTGTCGACAATACTCCATTCCGAATATGTGTCGCCGTCTGGAACCAATAGTTCGGCCCATCGTCCGCCATCATCTATTTTATGTTCAGGATTTGTAGGACTGGACATACCAAACCAATCAGCGTCAAAAATGGGCGATTCCGACCAATGGTCATATAAATACGTGTCCATACCATATTCCCAATAAGGGTTTGCAATAGATGGGTTGATGGATTGTAGACTTTGTTCAAATTCCAATGTAAACGCCATATGATGAGTAATGATTCCAGCTCCATCGTGCCAGTGGTCACAATCAGTAGTTCCAGCTCCTGTTAAATGTTTGTAGGAAAAATATTCGGCATTATGAAATTTTGACCCATACAAGCGTTGTCCTTCTGTTTCACTAAGGGAATATAAAAGCTCTAATGCAGTGAAAAAGGATTCACGGTCTTCATCTGTAAGAGTACGTATCTCGCGTCGAACATATTTTACGGCTAATGTAAAATCATAGGTATATACAGTATTCGATGTCATCGTATTTGATAATTTAGTAGTAATCGAAACACTCGCGTCATATATTCCAGTATTGTTTAACATTATTAATGTATCGTCCCCGTGAAATATATTATTGTCAATACTCCAACACACGATATAATCAGATACATCGACTATCTTATCCGATATAGTAAAGGTGTCAATTGAAAACAGTTGTTTTTTAAATGGTTCCGCGAGCGCATCCCATGGTAAATCATCCAACGTTTCAATGGTGCCATAGGTGGGGTCTTTTACAGATATTTCAATGGAAAAATCATTGTTAACGTTAGAATTAATGTTATTAGAATTTATTGTAGATGTAGATGTTGAGGTAAATTCTGTGTTTGAGAATGAATTCAACGTTGTTTTATACGAACGATTGCAAATGGTAATAAATGAAACCAACACAAAAAAAGCGGCACCTAATTTCAAAGGTAAAGCCCACATTTTTTCAAAATTGCTTTTTTTGTAGAGATTGTTGCTTTGATAATCTATTTCATTATTTATTGATTGATACATTGTTATATATATTATATAAAATATTGAAGATATCTTTATGTTTTTGTTATATATTTATTGTTGGTGTGTAAAACTTATACATATTCATCAATCATGAGTAAAATTTCTTCTGGCAAAATACTTTTTCCACATGTAATATCTTCTAAAGTGTCGATTTTTTGTATCCATTCTAATGGTATAGATATTTGGGTTTTTGCACATGTTTCTGTTTCAGAATTGTTTATAATTAATGTTTTTGATGTTTCGTATAGATTGACAAAATTCGCTCTAAAAATTGTTTCGTTTTCTTCGTATGGCTTTTTTTCATAAAATAAGTAACGTTGTCCTTTTCTTAAATTGGTTGTATTCATTTTACTCATCTATTATTTCTATAATTGAAATAGAAAAGGTATGAAAATCAATTTTATTTTATATATTTGCCAATTGTATTCATTCATATTCAAGTATATCTAATTGCTTATTTTTATTGGTATCTTTATTTATAATATTGTCTTCTTCATCATATGGGTCATATTCATCATCATCGCCATCGATATCTGTTTTATTGTTATGTTTACATAATATATTATGTTGTCCTGTTCCAGCATCATCGTCGATATCATCTTCTACCTCGGTATATTGATTATTTTCCCAAACGACCTTGCGTGTATTAAATAAGCGATTCATATTAATAATCTCTGGCTTATCCGTTTCAGACGTAAATAATTTTAAAATCTGTTCATCATCTCTAAATCGGATGGTGTACGTTTGTTGCACGTTGTTTCTACCAATTCGCCCCATAGCTTGGATGATTTTTTCTTGTGTTAAATTTAAATCTTTACTGAGAAAACCATGACAGAATTGATAATTCGTCCCATAAATATAATCACTCGAGGCAATAATCATAAATAACTTTTGTTCGTCTGCCATCTTCTTCATAATTTCGGTATAAGTTATATTTTCATGATTTATAAATACGCCGATACCCATCATCAGTAATACTTTCCAAGAATTTTCGACACCTTTTAACGCCATAATGTCTGATACAACTTGTTCGTCTATATTGCTCGTAAAGGATGATTTGCTATCAATACCTTCCGCCCATTTATCCAAGTGCATCTTTCTATTAGGAATAAATGTGTCATTGAGTGCGGCGGATTTTATCATCATTCTTAATGATGTGATTTCTTGTAATAATTTTGAAAGAGCCCCCTTGTTTTCAAATTCTTCTGGGATATCTTTACTTAATTTTTTGGGGTCTTTATTGGATTTATTTCTACCAGTGACTTTTTGTCCTCCGTGAAATTCAGACACTTCATTTTTAATCTTTTTATCTGCAGCGTCTTTAATAATATCTACTTCCGATTCTAATAAATGCAATTTTTCATTAATAATATTATTAAATTCTATTTTCTTCATAATATCTTCCATCACCGCGGACGGAATGTTTGCTTGTTGAATACAAAATTTCGCGATTTTCTCAATATCGTTGGAAATAAATATGGTAGGTCCGTCGGTTAATGTGTAGGCATCTTTGGTAGTCACATATACTCCAGAGGTCCCATTTAGTGGTGTAGGGGAGGTTTGTTCTATTTTTGAATATGTTTGTGTTTGTTCACTTGATAATCTCGCAAGTGGAGCTCCAGCTAAACTATTTTTTTGATTCGCGCCATTTTGAATGGTCGTCGTTCCGGGCCCGACACTTCTACTAGACTTTATTAGTTTATTCCCTTTGGGGTCAATGCTGTTATTTTCTAATATTCGCGGACATCTACTTTCTTTGAAATGATTATATATGTTTTCCCATTTGTCGGATACGATGTTTTGTAACAAATAAACATAATACATTTTAATCGTTTTCATATTAATATCGTCTAATGATTCAAAATGTCTATCCAAATGAGTTTTAGATGTTCCGTAATTGTTTGATATGACATAGGTAATGAATTGAACGACTTCTTTCAAATCAAAATAACGTAATAATGTTAAGTAATCGTTACAATGTTTGGCAATATGTAGTATGCCTTTATAATCTCTATCCAAGTAATGAGGCAATACTACAAAACCATCCTTGTTAACGATGGGAATGGATTTTTTACAATCATGGCTTACAATATTACATATTTCAGCACCTGGAAATTTATTTAAGAAATCGGGTATGGTTTCCGTAAGTTCATGTTGTTTAGGTAATGTAGCCGAAGATAATACCATATTTGGAATACAATTTTTTTTCCAAATTTTTCGGATAGTGGAGTGGAATTCATGTTCATCATAATCTAATGTAATCGTAGGCTCATCCCAATACGTAATAATATCTTTTGCTTTGAAGAAGGCCAGCATATAATACATTGCTGGTAAATATGATTTAATATCACAAATAATTATTTCGACATTATCTCCCACAGTGTTATCCACTTTGCCTATGCCACCAGTCCTTTTATTTCTGGTAAATTCTTTGGCTGCGAAATAATGCAGCCGAATATCGTCGGCACTAGCGCATCCAAACGCGAATGCGATTTTTTTATGAACCGAAATTGCAGCTCTTGCCAATGCTAAGCCGACGTGTCTTGCCGCGCAAACAAATATTATTTTATTTTGTTCGGATAATGCAATGGGAGTGAGGGTTTTTCCAGTACCAGTAGGAGCCATATAGAGTACCAATTTGGGGTTTGGTTTTTTACACGCCGTGAATATATCCTTTTGATGTTCGTATAAAGTCAAATCATTATATCTCAATAAATTCTCGTTTTTTTCGATAATTTCAACGCCGTTTTCTATAATAGTTGCCTTATTCATATCATTTTCAAATGCAGACAATATTCGTTTTACCAGTTCTTTTATATGACGATTCAATTTTACAATGTTATTTCTAATTAATTTATATAGAGTGAAGTAATGAAAGTGAAATAATTTATTATTATTATTATTTTTAACGCATTTTTTGTTGTAGATAATTTGTTCCATATGCGTTAATAATGTATACTCGTAAATGTCATTTCTTTTTAATGAATTTTCGTCAAAACGTTCTAAGCGCACCTTGTCCGCGGAATTTAATTTTATCTCGTTATCTATTTTCATTTTTTTATATTCTAAATTTATATTTTTTAATTCGGCTTCAATTTTATCACTACGTTCACGTAAATATTTATTATATATAAAGTCTTCCATTTTCTCCGAATATTCTACTTTTAAAAATGTAAATATGGAATTATTATTATTAATTTTTACGTTTACATCATGATACCCTTTAATTATCATATTTAAAATATCAATTTCATCTTTTGAAACTGATACTTCGATAGAATTCCATTCTGACCTATTTAATTTTCGTTGTTTCAAGTCCATTTATTCGCGATAAAGTATGTATCTTATTATATGGTTATTCTTTTAAGTTACTTTATAAATCATTTTTTTTTAAAATTGAAATGTATTATTAATGTTAATAAAATACATAAATAAACCATACCTATATAGTATATTATAAAAATGTCACCCATTATTGTTTCGATTGAAGGAAATATCGGTTCTGGAAAATCTACCCTCTTGGCGAACCTACGTAACTATTATAAAAATGAAGCAACTATTGTGTTTTTAAAAGAACCTGTGGATGAATGGGAAAAAATAAAAGATGAAAATGGTACCACTATTCTTGAGAAATTTTATTCGGACCAAGAAAAATATTCCTTTCCGTTTCAAATGATGGCATATGTCTCCAGACTAAAGGTGTTGCGAGATGCCTTAAAAAATATTCGAGAAAAGGAGTCTTTGAACAAAAAAACCATCATTATAACAGAGCGCAGTTTGTATACAGATAAAATGGTGTTTGCCAAGATGCTTTATGATAGTGGGAAAATTGAGCATGTTACTTATCAAATTTATTTAAATTGGTTTGATACGTTTTCCGAAGAATTCCCGGTCCACAAAGTGGTATACGTGAAAACATCTCCTGAAAAATGTCATTTGCGAATAATGAAACGAGCTAGAGACGGCGAATCGAATATACCATTAGATTATTTAAATAGTTGTAATAGTTACCATAATAATATGCTAGACAAATCTTCGAATGAATGCGTTTGTAATGATCAATTAATTTTGGATGGAAATATTGATATTTATGAAAATGAAACACAACTCGACAAATGGATTCGAGAAATAAACGATTTCATAACTAAATAAACCTATGCAGCAGTGTAAAAAATAAAATTGAATACAATAAAATATATTATTTTTATTGTAGTACACTATAATATCCCAGATATTTTATAATATGAAAATAATCACGACATCCATATCTCTTATAAATTTAATAAACCATTGTTTCGACTTTGTTATAGATACTAGCGCTATTTATAACATCGACGAATCACATGCACTAAAACACAGTATGGAAGTATTTGGATATGCGAAAAAAATATACGACGAAGAAGTCATTAAACATCCGTATCTAGAAAAACATAGAGAAATTATTTATATGGCAGCAATCGGACACGATATGTGTGACAAAAAATATATGAATGAAAAAGAAGGAATTGCGCGATTACAAGTACATTTGTCCGAATATATGCAGCCAAACGAATTGGAAATAGTGGGAAATATTATAGGAACAATGTCCTATTCAAAAGTAAAAGCCAACGGATATCCTGAAATGGGTGAATATCAATTGGCGTATCATATTGTGCGTGAAGCGGATCTATTAGCTGCCTACGATATTGACCGGTGTATAATGTATGATATGTATCGCAATAATTCAGATTACTTTGATGCGTTACAAGAAGCTTTTGAATTATTTGAAAAACGTGTCTTTCGAATGAGAAGGCATCGTCTATTTACCACATCTTATGCGAAAAGAGAATCGCTACAATTACACAAAAAAGCCAAAAAAAATGCAGAAAATTTACAAGAGTTATTGGTATAGAAAAGTAGTGATGAAAAATTTTTTATTGTTTGTTTTTCTATATTAAACATTAGGGGTGTAAATGTAATCTCCATTTTGGTAATAATTATAAGTAGGAATATAACCAGCTGTACTAGTTTTACTAAAAATTTCAATTCTGTTTTTGGGTCGACGAATTGATTCTTTTATAGCATCTTCCTTAGATAAAAATATTATTATATCTTCCCAATCACACCCATTCATCAATACGTAAACAAACTCCATATATTATAATATAGAAGAGAATTACGATAATATTTTAAAATTGAAATAAAAATATTATATACCAAATAAAGAAACCTAAACCGAACATGTTGCCAAAAATCAAAACAAACCGTTTCATTCCTTTTCCACCATTAAATTTAGAGACTGATATAAGTGCCTCATTTTCATACAGAATGAATTTTGATGGATGTAGTAAAGGAAACCCTGGATTATGCGGCGCTGGAGCAGTTATATATCACAATGACACCGAAATTTGGTCACAAAGTTTCTTTGTAGGAGAGAATGCCACCAACAATCGTGCCGAATATTCTGGTCTTATATTGGGATTGCAACAGGCCGCCGAATTAAAGATAAAATGCCTACATGTTCAAGGAGATAGCCAATTAGTCATAAATCATATGAAAGGAATATATCAATGTAATTCGCCAAACTTGATAGAACTATATGAAAGGGCAAAGGAGTTAGAAGGTAAGTTTGAAAAAGTGTATTACGAACATATTTTGCGACACCTAAATAAACGCGCCGACCATTTATCAAATATTGCGATTATGGATTACAACCCATAAATAGTATCTACAAATAATGCCAATAACATAGGAAACTGCCAAGTGCTAAAAATGGGCGAATGTTCTTTGTTTTTAAATACGAGTGTGTCGATAAAAAAATAAAAACTTAATAATAACGCTGTAAATAAACAAAGTAAAAAAATATTTTGTAAGAGCGATTTTTTTTCCATAATATAATTACTAGATATTTTATTTCACGAGAACAGCTGCCAATACTTGTTACCAATACTTCTACTAATATTCCAATAATTGTACATTGAGAACCTTGTTAGGTTTGTACTTCAAAATATCTAGTTCTTTTTTCGTAGTTGGGAATTCATTGGTCCCATATATATCTTGTAACATAAGCCATTCAAATAACCCACCCATATAAATATATACATTATAGAAACCGAGAGAACACAATTGATTATATTTTATGTATACTTTTTCATCGTTGCAGTTTCGTCCATAAATTAATATTTTTATTTCTTTATTACCGTGTCTTATTAATTTGTTAATCAATTCTACTTCTTTATGTATATTCACTGTATTATGTATTAGACATTCTTGCTCCCCATCATTCAAGGTATTTATTAGAATGTGGTTCTCGGAATGTTTAATGACATATTGAACATCTTCGTAATTTATTTTTTGTAATGATTGAGAATTCCCCATATATAATTATTTGAATTACATTTTAAATAATTATATGCTATTGATATAAATTTACAAAATACAGAAGAACAAATATAACAAAATATAACAAAATATAACAAAATATACAAAATATAGGACGTAGTAGTTAAAATTATTGTTAACTATTGTAATGACTTGCTTCTTTATGAAAAACCCAATGATGGTTATTTGTATGAACTTGAGTAATAATTCGTTGTCTTAGTGCAGGTGCGGATATGTTACAATCTCTCGCGGCATCCGCAATCGTTTTGAATGATTTTTTCTCTCCAGTGCTACAACATATTTTAATAACAGGTTGTTCGTTAAATTGTTCTTCTTTGGAAATACCAGAATATCTCCATAGAAATCCTTGGCAAACCCTTTTTTCTCTCACAGAAATTCCAATTGCCGTTCCTGTAGTTAGTCCTAGAGCTCTACCAGCGGCTTCTATGCTTTCATATGTAGCAATAATTTCTCCAGTGTCTTTATTTATTTGGTCAATAGGGCGTTTCGCTTTTCTTACGATAGGAACCTCTGGATTACAAATTTCGGCGTTTACTGGTATTTCATTATTAAAAATAATTTGTAACTTAGATAAATCATTTGCATTTTCACATAGTAGTTTTTCTAATTGAACTGTAATATCTATGATTTGTTTCACATGTTCCAAGGAAGATTCAAATTTATTGTTACCTAAACATATACTGTGTTGTTTCAAAAGAAACATCATTATTTTTTCACTCAATGGATACGACGTTTTAACAAAATATTTCATTTCTCCTGTGGGATGTAACCCAGCTAATGTATTATTCAAGGTATTAAAATCTTTTTGCCGTGAAATAGAGCAAACAAATCTCATGTTTTCATATTGGTACGCATATAAGTAATATCCGTATTTACATATTGTATAATTACTTGCAATTTTCAGTTTTATTTCATCAGTAACATCGTGTTCTAAATTTTGAATTTTAGTATTGCTATTTTTAATTATTTTATCCTTTTCTTCCAATTCATCCTTTAATTTATATATTTCATTTTGCAATTCATCATTTTTTTTGAGTAATAAATTGTAGTTTTCAATATTATATTCATTCTCTTTAATGATATCTTTTATGTATTCTTCCACTTTTTCAATTTTGAATTTTTCGTCATCAAGTGCAATGAGTTCTCTATAACAAATATCATTTATTATTATTGAACGTAACCTATTTTTTAATTCTGCGTGTTTTTTAATAGCATTTTCAATTTCTATTTTGTTTTTTACCTTAAACGCCGCATATAATCTAAAATTATCGTAGGTGTTCTTGTGACATTTTACTCTCTCCGTCAAATTATTACTTTGACCAAATTTAATTAAACTTTCGTGATACATTTTACTATTTGGTTTTCCTAATGTCTTATTATCAATTAGACCTATATAAATACATTGTGTATTCAACGGAAATTGCTCCAGAAGAACATCTTCTTTTAATTTTTCCTTCTCTTTTTCAGATTGTATGATTTGATTTTCGATTACTTTATTTTTTTGTTCTAATTGGATTTTTATATCACTGCACTCTTCATTTATGGTTTCCTGAATAATTTCTTCAAGTTTCATATAATATTCATGAATTTCATCTGCTTTTTTTGTTCCAGCTTTAAGACAAAATTTTTTGAAAGTACTAATATTCATCATAATAATTTCTTTATTATGCCCTCCACGACCTTCTTTTTTTGCTCCTGAACCTTCAGGAGCAAAGATTTTATAATCTTTGTTTATAATAAAATTTTTTTCAATCATATATTTTGCATTATATTTTTGATTAAAACCTAACCATTTCCAAATATTATCTAAATCAATTACAAAATCATTTATTTGATCACAGTTTAAGTAACAATAAAAACTAGATAAGAACAATTGTTGTTCAAAATCTGTAAATTGTTTTTTTATTTTGGATAATAAATTCACATTATAATCCTTTGACAACTTTGTCACTGGATTGTTTTCAATTAATGCAACTATATTTAGTTCCATATACATATAAATAATAATTGTCTTTAAGTTATTATTTATAATTTTGTTTTTATTTTTATAAACAAAAGCAACCACCTAATGAAACTGGACCACGATTTCGACCTCTTCTTTTTTGATGCTTTTAGTAGCGGAAATAGATAATTCTTCCCTCTTTTTTCGTGTCTTGGAATTATCTACCACAGTTTCCTTTCTTTTGGAAGTACTGTTACGATTATTCATGTCCTTTTCGATGGTTTCATAATTTTCTTCGATATAATCAATCACCTTATTTTCAAGGGCCCATTTAAAAAAATTCAATTGGCCGATTGTGGTCTCAATACTTGTTCCGTTCTTATACGGAATGCTGATCCTATCCCAGCGGCAAAAAGGATCGAATCTTTTTTTGCTGTATGCTTTCAATTTGAGCTTGTAATCGAAATATACTTTAAATCTTATGGTGTCCCCATTTGTTGTAGAAATTGGATACAGGGTGTAGTTTTTTTTGGCATAATTCGTCGCAAACCAATCTACAATACGGAGCGAAATTTTTGACTCTCCCGTAATTATTTTAAGCATCCTAGTTAAATAGTTTTCATTTTTATAAAAATCCATTAAATTATTTAGCAACAATTCATTTTGTGTAGTATAATTAGCCGCAACACTCATTATGTTTAAATACTGAAAATTTTTTAAGTAATTATATGATAAATATTTATATACCTTATTGTTATTTTATTTGTCATTTTATTTGTCATTTTTATTATCTATTATATAACTTTTTAACCTATATAATATATATAATGTCAGACTTAATGACAAGATTTTTTGGTCCTTTGACAAAAGAAGCCTGTGTTTATTTTAAATTTTTTACAGTGCTTTTCTTCTTTGTTTTAATGTTTACCATATTTGTTGAAATATTATTCATCTTTAAAAATTACAGTAAATTAAATTTTAGAGTATTTGTAAGCGGTGTTTTATTATTGTTTAATTCATTTATGGCATATTTTGTGAATAGATTATTATACACAATGTGTTCTAAATCATTAGCATAAATAGTTTATATATTTATAAATTTGTATATTTATTTACAAATTTATATATTTATTCACTTGCACTTGCTCTGGTTGACCCCTGTGTAGTATTTATTGGTTTCAAAAATTGGTCTCTAATGGATACGTCATTTACATAATTCGTCTCACCTAAAAACGGATTAAATCCTATTTGTTGCACCATATCTCTATCAGATATTTTCGTATCTAATTCTTCTCTCTTGTTTGAAACTTTAAACCCTGGGTTTGCGATAGTTTGATTCAATATTTCCCACGTATTTTCATCGTAGTTTAAAGACGATGTGTATGCTGATGAATCCATATCTTTGCTAAATTGCTTATTCTCTAATTCTTGTACATGTTTTAATCTTCTAGACCTTTCATAAGGTTCTCCTTTTGTCCATTTCCATTCCATATCAATAATAATAATACAATATGTTAAAAATATGTTGAACAAACTTATTTTAATCTTGTTTTATAATGTTTAATTGTTTGGTAAATAAAAATTTTTCATCCGTTCTTCTTCGTCTTTTTAAATTACATTCTAAACATGCCAAGTGGTAATTATTAATATTATGTCCTTTATCGTTATCAACCCTATCCACAGACCATTGTTTCATTTCTCTCGAAATGTCGTATAACACGGTCATTTCTGAATTGCAATATCTACATTTCAATTCACATTCTATCATTTTATGTATGATAGATTCGAATGTTATAAATTCTTCTTCACGCAATTTTTTTTTCAATTTATCCTGTTGTTTATAACTCGATATTTTTTTATTTATTTCTTGTATGGCAATTTTTGATACATTGTCGAGAGAATGTAAATGGTTGTTTGAAATGTCTATTATCATTTTCATTTGATTTGCATAAGTGTAGTGTTGAACTTCAAAGTCCCATTTATCCGTTGCCACCCTCTTTTTAACCTCTTTTTCTTGTCCTGCATTTGCTAACTGTTTCATTTTATATTTGTTGTTCGTGCCTGTTATATTTATTTTTTTTGAATGATCGTCCATATACAATATACATATAGTTAAATTTACTATTTTAACTGTATATTTTGTAAACCTACATAAAAGTTCCATAATAAATATATATTTTGTGAAATTGAGTTAAACTTAACTTTCTATATTCATATATAAATGGAAGTAAATATGATAGAAGTGGATGAATGTCAAGAGCTTAAAAATATCAAATATAAAACATTATTATTAAATGGAGCGCCATTACATGAAACGAAATCATCAAACGACCTTTCTAATCTTGAAAAATTTTTAGAAGATGAAAAAAATAATAATAGCAATGAACCGTGGTGCAAATTAAATAAAACAATCAAGACAAAAAAATTATTAGATTTTGCCGAAACGTATCGTAAGGAGAAAACATTAGATGAAGATGAAGCGAAATTATTAACTATATTTTTAAAGGATAGTCTTGACAAAAAAAAATTATCAAGAGTGAAGGATGTTATTTATGATAAAGTGACAGGCATCATAAAAGACATTCCAGCATTATTATACACTAAATCTAAAAAACATTTCACACTAAAAAATGTAGATAAAAGAATATCCACACTAAAATCATTGGCTCCAAAAAAGGGTCATGGAAGCATAAAAAATAAATTAATAAATCAAGTGGAACCAATGAATGATTCTGATACAGATGACGAAATATAATTTGATATTATTTGATACGATTTGATATTATTAAATATAATAATAATATTAAACACATATGTCTATTATATATAGTTATATTAATAAACTATGTTGCTTTCTGATTTAGAAGATTTGGAAGATATTACCAATCTATTAGATTTTGAAGATCACCCATCTATATTTACCGAAGAGTATGCGGTTGAATTGGTGGAAACAGCCTTACATTTGATGGATGAATATATATCATGTAATCCGCACGTTATTTCTGAACCTGACTTTCATGACATTTTACTAGAAGAAATAAAGGAGATTTTCTATATTCAAATAGAAGATTATATAGAAAGCGTAATATGGATAAATGGTGACGATATAGAAGATGATATGGATGAACTCTTGGAAGACGCTTTTCAGATTTTTATTACCGTTTTTTATCCCGATAGATGTAGTAACGATTCTATAGATAATAGTAAATATCAAACATTAGAAATTAAATATGACGATGCAGAACTAGCTATGATTGAAAAGAAAATACAAGCACTAAGGGATATTCCTCAGCCAGTTCAAAGAACCGACGCGTGGTATCAATTTCGATGGAATTTAATAACAGCAAGTAACGCCTGGAAAGCATTTGAATCCCAACCAGCAATCAACCAATTAATTTACGAAAAATGTCAACCATTAAAAGTTGTAAATGATGAAGAAGAGGATATTAAAATGGTGAATACAAATACGCCTTTACATTGGGGGCAAAAATACGAGCCATTAACAGTAATGATGTATGAACACGATTTTAAGACAAAAGTGGAGGATTTCGGCTGCATTCAACACCCTAAATATAAATTTATAGGTGCATCGCCTGATGGTATTATCGTGAATAAAGAATCAGAACGTTATGGTCGCATGCTGGAAATTAAAAATGTAGTAAGTCGTGATATCAATGGTATTCCAAAGAAAGAATATTGGATACAAATGCAATTGCAAATGGAAGTGTGTGATTTGGATGAATGCGACTTTCTAGAAACGAAATTTACCGAATATCCAGATGAACAATCATTTATGAATGATACGCGAAATCATGATTTGAAACCAGAATTGTGTATTTCTTTAGATAATAAAACAAAAGGAATTATATTATATTTTCATACAAAAGAAGGTAAACCATTTTATAAATATAAACCTCTAGAAATAACCAGTGAACAAGATATTAAACTATGGGAGGAAACAGAATTGGAAACATACGAGTCCGCACCATATAATTATACCTTTTTAAAATTTATTTATTGGAAGCTTGAGAAACTCAGTTGTGTATTGGTATTGCGAAATAAAGAATGGTTTAAAAATAATGTTGGTCAATTGGAAAAAGTATGGAAAATAATCGAAGAAGAAAGAGTATCAGGTTACGAACACAGAGCACCTGCCAAAAAACAGAGGAAAGATGCGTTGAAACCTGTTATCGAAAAAGAGCAAGGTTGTCTACTTAAATTTACAAATATAATTAAGGTAGACACTAGCGAGTAATGAGAATTTATAGCAACGGGTATTTTACTCGTTCTAACTTCGGTTTTATTTTAATATGATAATTTTTTATATTTATGGTCATGTGATATATTTAGATTTATATTTTGTAAATTTTCTTCTCCGATAGCATAAGCCATAATTCTTTCATATATTCCTCCAATATGACCAAAATGAGAACGATTAGGTCTTTCAATACACCAAGGATATATTTTGTCGTATAATTGCATAATCCATTGCATTATTTTTTCATAAATTTCATTTGAAATAATATAACTATTATACAATGGATATTGATAATTCCTATTGAATGATTTTTTATAAAAACTTTCATAATCTTTAATTATATAATTAAGTGTATTGGGCTCATTCCATGTTCTATAACTACAAAAATTAAAATCATGACAACCAACACTAAATAAGGTTGGTGTTTGAGTTATATTTTTTTTAAAAAACTCTATTATATTATCATTAAATTTCATATCATATTGAAAAAAACCTATATATTTGTAATCTTTGTGTAAATTATTAGTGTACACATGGTATATTGCTGAATTTTCATTATACCCTCTCTCTTGAAATGTTTTATCATAAATAGGTAATTCCCATTCATTAATAATTTTATACTTATTTTGTGTGTAGTGTTTTTCTATATTTTTATTCACTGCAAAAAATGTAAAATATTTATAAAGGATATCGTCTGGTATATTTTCATAACAATCATCGAAAATCTTTTTATGAAAAACAATAAAAATTTGAATACTGTTGTCCTCCATTATAATTTATATATATATAATTTTATTTGTTCGTTACGCCGAGTAAAAAGAAAAATGGAATATGTAAGAATAAAAGTAACACCGCTTTTTGCGCAACTTTTCTCAAAAGTTGCCTAGTATAATATATTTTGCATATTGGTTCTAAATGGAAGTAAATTTACATCGGCATCAAAATAAGCAACCCTAGAAATTTTATAGAAATCGAATAGTGGAGCAAAAACCTCTTACTTCGGTTTATAATTTTTGTTCTTTTTTGTTCTATTCTTTTTAGTTTTATTCTTTTTAGTTTTATTCTTTCGAGAACTCTTTTTGTATTTTTTACCACCTATTGTCAATGGAGGGGGAGGTAGGGAAGAATCTAGAGTGCCTGTTGTTTCCTTTTTAATAATTTGTATTTCATATATCGCCTTATCTGATTTTGCTTGACAATGGTCCGCACTTACTGCGTTTGGATTGGCGCCTAACATTTGTCCTGTTGTGCTTGCTACACATTTTTGTTCTGTTCTGACAAGTTCATATAATTGGTTTGTAGTATCATCTAATATTTTTGTTATATAATCGCGTTTCACAATTCCAGAAATTACTCCAATTTTATTCATATTAAAATAAGGATTGTCCATATCTACATTTTCTCGTCTTGGAACAATGGATGTCCCAATTTCTTTACAACAATAAACAGTTTCATCATTATTTGCATAAATAGGTCTCATTTGTTCTTTGTTGATCGCAAAAAAAGATTCGTTTAATTTGAAAACTAAATTGCCTTCATCTTCATTAATAAATTTGCCTACTTCTACTTCTCCTTCAATTGGTTCAGAAGCAGTTTTTCCTAGACATTCAACATATTTGGCATTGGAAATATTAAGCTCTATGGTATTGGAATTATCACCCTCTCTGGTATTGGAAATACCTTGCTGTCTATAAGGTTCATCATTATGCCATTCACCCTCATATACTTCACCATTACTATAAGTCATTTTTCCTTGTCCGTTTCTCTTATCATCAACCCAATGGCCTTCATAAACATCACCATTGCTATATCTCATTGTTCCGTTTCCGTTTCTCTTATCTAGATGCCATAAACCAAAAAATACATCGCCATTTTTATATTTCATTTTTCCTACGCCTTGACACTTGGTAACGCCATTAATCCTACTTCTATACAATTCGCCTTCATAGTCGCCTCTCTCATCGCTATACCTACCAAGCAATCCGCCCATTTGTTTCTTCCTTAATGTTTTTCTTCTATTTTTCATATTGTTTTTATAATATGAAAATATTGTTTTTTAAATAATTATATAGAGCTTTTAGCGCTTCTTTTTCTTCTAATTCTGTAATTCTTGCTTTATCATCAATTACGATACTATTATATAGTAAAAATATTTATACAATTTTTTATTATATTTTTTATTATATTTTTTATTATATTTTGTGCGAACTTAAATGTCCAAAGGTGTAAAAATAATTCTATAAAATTATCCTAATCAGGCTCGATTTAACTGTAATTTGGTTGATTCAATAAAGTCCATAATATTGACGAGATATTTGCAAGTGTAAAAGTTGCCTAGTATAATATATTTTGCATATTGGTTCTAAATGGTAGTAAATTGACATCGGTGTCGAAATAACCTATACGTGTTCCGCATTCAGGGTTGACTTGTGGTAATGGCTCTACATAGTTACTCTTGTTTTTTTTCATATGATATAAAGCACCACACATGGAAGCAGGCATACATGTTCCTTCATCAGGTGTATCTGGATACCTAATATTATTTGTGATTTGTTTATAAGAACCTAATTCGAATATTGGATATTGCCACCAGATGTCACTTGCATCGTTCTCAGAAATCGCATTTTTACCAGTGGCAGGATAAATGTCTTGCACTAATACTTCTGTTTGAGCTGCTGGATAATTACCATTTGCATTATCTAAAGTATAATTTGAAAAATTTTCTATTTTCTTAAATGATTCTGAAATTTTAAAAAATAATGGTAATCCTATAGCTAATACTAAAATAATTGATAAAAATACAATTTGATTCATATATATTATATTTTATATAATATTTTTGCATATTTTGAATATAACATTTTTGCATATTTTGAATATAACATTTTTGCATATTTTGAATATAACATTTTTGCATATTTTGTGTAAAAGAGGTTTAAAAATAAACATCGAAGTTATATAATAATGGAAACTACTACAGAAATGCGTGTAACGAAACGTGATGGTGAATTGCAGGATGTGGCATTTGATAAAATATTAGAACGCGTAAAAAAACTGGGCCAAGAAGCAAATATACATATTAATTATTCTTCCCTTGTAATGAAAGTGATTGACCAGTTATACGATAAAATACCTACTACAAAAATCGACGAATTAGCTGCCGAACAATGCGCCGCACTTTCGGCAAACCATCCAGATTATTCCATATTAGCCGCACGTATTATTATTTCAAATCACCAAAAAAATACGGATAATGATTTCTCAAGTGTCATGAAGGATTTATATAATTTTAAAAATTATAAAGGCGAAAATAAACCACTGGTATCCCAAGAATTATGGGAATTTACCAATCGCTACGCAGAAGAGCTGAATACAATGATTGACCATAATAGAGACTATTATATTGATTATTTTGGATTTAAAACATTAGAGCGCGCATATTTGTTTAAAATTAATAATAAAATCGTTGAACGCCCGCAGCATATGTGGATGCGCGTTGCGGTGGGTATTCATGGCAATTCACCTGCAAAAAACCCACAAGAGACGTTATTTTTCGTAAAGGAAACCTACGATTTAATGTCGCAAAAATTCTTTACGCATGCGACTCCCACCCTTTTCAATACAGGAACACCTAGACCACAATTATCTAGTTGCTATTTGATTGCCATGGAAGACGATAGTATCGAAGGTATATATAATACTTTAAAGGATTGCGCACAAATATCGAAATATTCTGGCGGAATAGGTCTGCATATTCACAATATTCGAGCAAAAGATTCGCATATTCAAGGCACCAATGGTAAAACGGATGGTATTGTTCCTATGCTTCGTGTGTATAATAGCACGGCGCGTTATGTAAATCAATCTGGAAAACGCAATGGTTCCTTTGCTATTTATTTGGAACCTTGGCACGCAGACGTAGAAGACTTTTTAGAAATGAAGAAGAATCACGGAGACGAAGAATTAAAAGCGCGCGACCTTTTTTACGCTTTATGGGTTCCAGACCTTTTTATGGAACGTGTAAAGAATAACGCCAAATGGGCTCTATTTTGTCCGCATGAATGTCCTGGATTATCGGACAATTATGGTGACAAATTTAAAGACCTTTATGAAACATATGAACGAGATGGTAAAGCACGAAAAATGGTAAACGCGCGTGATTTATGGTTTAAGATTTTGGATGCTCAAATGGAAACAGGCACACCTTATCTTTTATATAAAGATTCTTGCAATGAAAAATCGAACCAAAAAAACATTGGAACTATTAAAAGTTCAAATTTATGTGTTGCCCCTGAAACGCTAGTTCTTACCAAATCTGGACATATCGCAATACAAGATATGGTTGGTCAAACAGTAGACGTTTGGAATGGAGAAGAGTTTTCAACTGTTGAAATTATAAAAACAGGCGAAGACCAAGAATTAATTGATGTATACACAGACGATGGGTCAAAACTAAGTTGCACACCATATCATAAATTTTATATTCAGGAAACGTATTCAGAAAATTCAGTTAAAATGGTCGAAGCAAAAGATTTACGTCCTGACGACAAATTAATTAAATGCGATTATCCTTGCATCGATGGGTGCGATACATTTTTACATCCTTATACACATGGGTTTTTTTGCGGCGATGGTACATATGGGAATATTAGTGAAAATCAAGAATCCCCATGTAAATTTAAAGCATTAAACGGCCATTTCTTTTGTAAACGACATATAGATTATGAAACAGAAGATTATTTATTAAATAATAATGTGGATTTAGAAGATGGAATACCTTGCCAAGCAAAGTCTTATTGCAAAAAACCTATGTGTTATTTATATGGAGATAAAAAGGCATTACTGTCACATATGAATTACAGAACATATACTGAAAACACTGGCCGATATGTGTTAAATTTACCACTTGATATTGCCGAAAAATTTGAAACACCTTCACATAATTGTTCGATAAAAGATAAACTAGATTGGTTTGCTGGTTATTGTGACGCAGATGGTTCTATTTGCAAAAACGGTGAAAATGAACAATTACAAGTATCGTCAATAAATTACGAGTTTTTGCAAAACGTTAAATTACTACTACAAACTTGCGGAATAAATCCAAAAATTAAATTATCGCAAAATCGAGAAAAAAGCTATTTACCAGATGGTAAAGGTGGTCATAAATATTTTAATGTTAAACCTATTTACCGTTTATTAATAACCTCTTTTGATTTATATGATTTGATACAGTTGGGTTTTTCTCCAAAAAGACTAAAAATGAGTGGTAATAAACCAGCTAGAAATGCAAAACAATTCATTAAAATATTAAAGGTTGAAAATAATAATCGTATGGATGATACTTATTGTTTCAATGAACCCAAAAAACATATGGGAATTTTTAATGGAATAATCACTGGACAATGCACCGAAATTGTGCAGTACTCAGACGATAAAGAGACTGCCGTTTGTAATTTGGCCAGTATTGCGCTACCGGCTTTTGTAAATGAAGTCACCAAAGAATTTGATTATAAGAAACTGCATTACGTGACCAAAGTGGTAACCAATAATTTAAATCGTGTGATTGACATTAATTTTTATCCTACTGAAAAAACGAAAACAAGTAATTTTAGACACCGTCCTATTGGTATTGGTGTACAAGGATTAGCAGATACATTTATTTTAATGAATTTGTCCTTTCATTCAGACGAAGCAAAGGAAGTGAATAAACTAATTTTTGAAACTATTTACCACGCCGCTTTAGAAAAAAGTAATGAATTGGCAATACAAGACGGACCATATAGTTCATTTGCCGGCTCACCAGCTTCACAAGGACTTTTACAGTTTGATTTATGGGGTAAAGAACCAGTACCAGGCCGTTATGATTGGAGCCTTTTGAAAGAGTCAATTATTCAACATGGAATAAGAAATTCGCTATTAATTGCGCCTATGCCCACTGCATCTACGTCGCAAATTCTCGGATACAATGAGTGTTTTGAACCCATTACGAGTAATTTATATAGTCGCCGCACCTTGGCAGGTGAATTTGTGGTGGTAAATAAATATTTAATGAAGGAACTCATCCAACTTGGTCTGTGGAACGAACAAATTAAAAATAATATTATAGCAAATAAGGGTTCTGTCCAACAATTGTCGATGTTATCAGAAGAAATTAGAAATAAATACAAGATTGTTTGGGAAATGCCTATGAAACATTTAATCGATATGGCGGTTGATAGAGGTGCGTATATTTGTCAGAGTCAAAGTTTAAATTTGTGGTTAGAAGACCCAACGTATAACTCATTGACCTCTATGCATTTTTATTCTTGGAAACAAGGACTGAAGACAGGAATTTACTATTTGCGTAGAAAGGCTAAACATCAAGCACAGCAATTTACGATTGAGCCAGAACAAAAAAAAGATGATAGCAGCGAAAGAGATGAAATATGTGAGAGCTGCTCTGCTTAATCCACTTTTGGAAAAAGTGGAGCAAAAAAACCGTAACTAAAGTATTTAGAAATTGTTTTGATGCTTTCAGTGAATGTTTGTATCGACTTTCAGCGAACCACATTTGGCTCCACCTTTCCCAAAGGTGGATTAAATGTATTTGGCTCTACCTTTCCCAAAGGTGGATTAAATGTATTTGGCTCTACCTTTCCCAAAGGTGGATTAAATGTATTTGGCTCCACCTTTCCCAAAGGTGGATAAAGGTGGAAAATTGGTTTTGTTTTCTCTATAAATTGTCCGCACGTTTTATTTAAATCTACATTATATTTCAACTGCACAAAACAACGCAACGTGACTAAAATATCGTTAAATGAATTGTGTAAATGATTCGGAATCGTATTGAATAATTTTTGGTGTAATTCTATTAATTTGGGGTATTTATTATATTCTTTGCCGTACTTGTCGGTTTTTTTTATACTACATAATTCTATTGTGTTTTGCATGGTACAATATATATTTGTGAAATTTGACAATTTAGACAAATTGTTTTTATATTTTTTAATTTTATCTTCTGGAGTCATATTCGAATAAATGAGCCTTAATAATTCAACCTTCACCATTTGAATATCAAATGTTACGTTATGTCCAACTAATACGTCTGTTGTTTTAAGATAATTACAGAATATATGCAATATTTTACTTAATTTTACACCTTTTTCTTGAGATATTCCTTTTGTTATACCATGAAGACTGATTGATTCTTGAGAAATGGTAACATTGTCTTCTACTTTTATTACATCATCCATACTCATGACAATTTCGTTTTTTTCTGTGTCATAAATTATATAACTAAATTGTACGATGTGTGGCCATAAATGTAATGTATCCGGGCTAATTATTTTTGATTCTGGAAGTCCACTGGTCTCCGTATCAAAAACTAAAACGCGCATATTAATAAGTCCTTTGTTTCTAAATTTACTATACAAATAAAAATAATTTTATTATCAATTTTATTTGTTACACATAATTTTTACAAATACCAAAACTTCTGCGGTGCCATATGGTTATGCCGTGTTCTTTGATTCCGTCTAAATGCCGTTTTGCCCCATACCCTTTGTTAGAATCAATTCCATAATGTTCCGCTAATGTAGGGTTTTGCTCACACAATTCGTCTATATATTTATCCCTTTCTACTTTTGCCAAGATAGATGCTGCTGCAATAGACGCGTATTTATTATCACCGCCTTCAACTGTTACGTGTGGTATAGTCTCTATCTTGTTTGTTTTCTTGTTTAAATAAGAAATTGGCTTAAAATAATTACCGTCAATTAACAGGCTAAACGAATAATCAGTTTTCTCCTCTTTTCCCTTGTCTTTAAGAACTTTTTTGTATTGCTTTACAACCTCTAATATGGAGGTATGCATGGACGTTTGAGTTGCTTGTAAAATATTAATTTCGTCAATCGTTTTTTCGTCTTCAAAACTGATATACCACGCCAAAGCATTTTCTTTTATATATTTCGCCGCTTCTTCTATTTTCTTTTTTGAATGAAATTTTTTACTGTCTTTTACTTTTGAACAATCAAAAGTGTCATCTTTAGGTAAAATTACCGCAGCGGTATAAACTCTGCCAAACAAGGGCCCTCTACCCACTTCATCAACCCCAATTTCATATACGTTTTCATCTTTATTGTAACTTTTTTTTAATATAGGTTCAGGTGCTCTGGGTTTTCTGGTTTTTATTTTTGGCAAAAGGACATATTCTTCATCGGAATCATCTATAATCTCTGCACATTCGTAGTCTGTTTTCATATTTTGATATAAAATAATGTAGCATGTTATTATTCATTCAATTTTAAATATAATATAGTTACAAACTTTTTTCACACTATAAATTATACAATGAATACTGAAGCATTATTTGTTTTCTTAATTTTATTATTAGGCCTACTTTTATGTTCCTTTTTAGGAGGTAAATGTGGCAATGAAGGGTTTACTACGGACTTCTCGGGAACATTTACCATAAATCAACCAACGAATAGTACTACATCTACGAGTGGTACATCTACGAGTGGTACATCTACGAGTGGTACATCTACCAATGGTGCTTCTACGAGCTCTCCAGTAAATTATGATAACTATAATCATTATAGCGGTTCTTCGACCCAATTAGCAAGTGGCACCACATTTTATGGACAAAATGGCGGTTCCGTTGTTGTTAAAACCAATATCGATGGCTCACAAAGTTTGCAAGTAACCTTAGCAAATGGACAGCAACCTATGACGTTTACATCTCAACAATCGTCATCTACTAAAGAAAGTTATACCAACTATTATGGAAATAATGCAACTGCTACGACATATTATGGTCCAAACGGATCTGTTGCTACAGTAGTGAATACAAATAATGGTCAACAAGCAGTCAGCGTACAAACAAGTAACGGTTCTTATACATTTACACAATCTGGTTCATATTCTAACCCTGATAACATTTCTTCTACACAATACTATGGAAGCACCGGATACCACGTAAATACTTATCAAGGTGCTTATGGTGGATCTGCTGGTTCTGTGACTGGTCCGCAAGGCAACACTGCTTATTATGCACAAGGTCCAAATGGAAATGGTGTAGCTGGGTCAAATTACGACTATAGCAGTTCATTGCCTCAAGGTATACCTGCTAGTCAGATCCCATCTGGTCAGGAAGATTTGTATATTTTGAAATCACAAGTGGTCCCTCCAGTCTGTCCAGCACCAACTGTTATTATGAGTGATCCTAACAAAGAAGCGAAGTGTGGGCCTTGTCCAATTACTAGGTGTCCGGCAGAACCTAATTTTGAATGCAAAAAAGTTCCTAACTATAATGCAATAGACAATCTATATTTGCCACAACCAGTATTAAATGATTTTAGTACTTTTGGAATGTAATCCACCTTTCAAAAAGGTTGAGCCAAATATAATAATAAAATTAATATAAATAATAATTATTAGTTTATATTAATGAATTTAGAAGAAGAAAATGTATTATTAAAATTGGAAATAGAAAAACTGGTAAAAGAATTAGAAGAAACAAAACAACATTTAAAAAAGTATACTTCTCCCGAAAGAAATAAAAAATATTACAATGAACATAAAAAGGAAATTATTGCAAAACAAAAACCTACACCAAGTGAAAAACGAAAAGAATATAACAGAATTTCATATTTAAGAAGAAAAAACAAGACAGAATTAATATTAAATGCGAACGATGACTTAAAATAATATATTTAGTAAATATAGAATGGAAACAGAAATATGGAAAACCATTGAAGATTATACAGACTATCAAATCAGTAATTTAGGAAGAGTTAAAAATATAAAAACTAACAAATATTTAAATCCATATATAGATATTCAAGGCTATCAAAATATTTCTATTAGAAAAAATAATAGGACTAAAACTTTGAAAATACACAGGCTTATTGCTATATGTTTTATACAAAATACTGAAAATAAACCAACCGTTAACCATAAAAATAAAATTAGAAACGACAATAGAATTGAAAATCTAGAATGGGCTACAATGACAGAACAAAACTTAGCGATTAATAAATCTGAAAATGCTTTTAACAATAAACCTGGTATAAGTGTTTTACGTATTTCTATATCAGATAAAATTATATTAGATAATTATACTTCTATTAAGGATGCGGCTAAGTGGGTATACGATAATAAATTAACGTCATTTAACGAATTAAATACTCTAAATTCATCTGCCATAAGTTCGAAAATATGTGCTGTAGCTAGAAATAAAAGAAATATAGCATATGGGTTTTTATGGAAATATAATACAGATGAAATCATTGAAAATGAAGTTTGGAAAGAAATACCGTTATACTTAACTAGAAATAGACCAAATTATTATGTATCAACATTTGGTAGATATAAAAATAAAGATCATATTATAGATGTTAAATATTCATCCGGATATAAACGGGTAAGAATTGGCGATGTAAAGTATTTACTACACAGATTAGTTGCTTTTACTTTTATTCCAAATCCAGAAAATAAAGAACAAGTGAATCATATTGACGGAAATAAAATTAATAATAGTGTTAACAATTTAGAATGGGTTACGAATCAAGAAAATCAAATTCATAAAGTTAAAACAGGATTGTATAAGGGTCTTCGCAAAATAATACAGTATGACAAAAATATGACTATTATAAGAAAATTTCAATCTATAATTACAGCAACTACTTTATTAAAAATAAATAAAAACATAATAATTAATAGTTGCAGTGGCAAAACTACCAATCCTAAATGCGGGTTTCATTTTAGGTATGATAACACATAATAAAATATCCAATATATTTTATTATAGCTAAGTAACGGTTTGACACCACTTTCTTAACCGAAGGTAGCGTCGCTTAAATGTAGTATAAGTAAAATTTTGGCACCACCTTTTTGAAAGGTGGTATTATTCCCGTGTCTTGATACATTTTTTATCCATTTGAAACGTTGCACTTTTATCTTCTTGTGGTACAATATTAATCACACATTTGGACTTCTTTCCATATAATGGTTCTGTACACCCTTTTTCTTTCTTTCTTCGTGTAGTAGTCTTTTTAAATGTAAACACTTTGGGTTTTTCTTCTGTACACCGCGATCTAAAATGTTCATATCTTTCTCTCACTTGACAAAAGGTTAAATTAGATTTTTTATGCAACATCTTATTGACGGTTTCGTGAAGCTCATAAATATAACGAGAAAATGTGTCTCTACTTGCCATATGACACATCTGCAACGGTTTCTTTTTGAAATTATTCGTTAAATTCATTCTACAATACTTGCACGGTAATACATATTGAAGATTTACAATAAAATCTTTGTAATGCTTTTTATCTTCAGGTCTAGGTTTCACAGGATAATTGAAACTCATTGTATGAAGATAATGCCACATCGCAGGGCCCCATACAGATGTTAAAAACCCGTCACCCGATTTATAATCCTTTTTTGTAAATATTGCTTTTTTCGTTTTATTATGTGTATTTCTATTTTTACGCGTATTACTATTTTTCTTTGTGTATGTCATATATTATTACTATATAATAATAATATATAAAATATTATCCAAAATTTATAATATCAGTAAAATTTATATGGATTCTGAAACCCCATTTAACTTAACTATATTCACCAATGAAACTAAAAAAATATGTATGTGTTCAGCAAGTTCTATTTTTATCATTTTTCTATTTGTAATCAGTCCATTAAGCTGCTTCTTTAAAACATCATTGCTTATGAAAACAATTTCTTTAATACTACTAGTATACACATTATACTTAAATAATCATCAAACGAATTTATTAAGATCCGCATCCCAAAATGCTAAATCAGAAGGCGTAAAGTCACAATTGAATATGAACGTAATGTGCAGCTATATTTTTACATTGTTTATCGGGTTGTTAACTATTTTTGTTGTCAAAAGTTTTTTCTAATATAAAATTTTGTCTGACTTATTTTTCCATTCTTCAAAAGGATTTTTATCTTCTATTTTAATGTTTATAAATTTAATATTTCTATCTTCTATATTTTTTGACAATTCATTATAAATAAATGAATCATCAAAATCATAATTTGAAGCATCTTCTTTAGTAAAACAATAATAGACTGTTTTAATTCGCGACCAATAAATTGCAGATAAACACATAGAACACGGTTCACAACTTGTATATAAAGTACAATTTGACAAATCGTGTGTTTTTAATTTTTGACACGTATTTCTTATGGCTACTATTTCTGCGTGTGCTGTTGGATCAAAAGATTTTGTAACTAAATTATTGCCACTCGCTAAAATTTCATTTGTTTTACTATCAACTATAACACAACCAAATGGTCCACCGTTATTTTTGACAGAATTTACTCCTAATTCACAAGCCTTTTCTAAAAATATGTGGTTCTTATCCATATTTCTATTTACTATAAATATTGTTTTATTACATTTATAGTAAAATAACATTTAACACTTTTTAGTAAAATAATCAGTAGATTTAGACAAAACTACCATTTGTTTAATTATAGGCTTCTTTATTTCCATTATTTTTTCATAATACAATTTATCATTTGGAAAATCATATTTTTTTATTTCAATCAATTCACCATTACTTTTTCGAAATAACATAACTATAGTAATTATATTATTTTAATTAATACCTTTAAATCCTATTCGTTAAAAGAGAATCTTAATTTCTTCTAGAATATATATAAATATGTCAGCAGCAAAATATGTTAATTTTAATCAAGCTTTACCCATTGGAGAAAGTCCTAGTTTTTTATCAAGAATCAAAACCGCAGGAAGTAGTTTAAATAACACTACAATTATGATTATTATTGCAGTTATTGTATTTGCAGTACTCGCAGGTTTATATTATTTTTATTATGTTGCACCACAAATGAAGGCAAAATATAAGCCTAATAGCGAACAAGTGCCTGTTGGTTCTGAAAGCGGTAATGAAGCTGAGTTGCTATTCTTCTTTGCGGATTGGTGCCCTCATTGTAAAACAGCGAAACCTATTTGGAACGATTTAAAATCCGAATATCAAAATAAAACCATCAATGGTTACCAAGTTATTTTCACTGAAATTAATTGCTCAGAAGAAACCGCCGAAGTAGAAAAATTGATGAACCAATACAACGTGGAAGGTTATCCAACCATTAAATTATTAAAAGACGGTCAAATCATCGAATACGATGCCAAACCTTCAAGAGAGACTCTCACTCAATTCTTGAATACCGTCTTGTAATTGTGTTTGTATTTCTAATGGTGTATGTCTTTCTTGCGTCTGTGATTGTGTCTCTAAATGTAAATTCGAGAGAAATGCCGCAGCACTTTCTGTTCCATTCGTAAATAGTCCACGTCTCACCTCTATATTGCTCAATGCACTACGTAATACATCTATATTTAGATACTTGGCATCACATACCACCTCATTTTTAAGGGACGGTTGATTATGGTCCGTGTTTACACTGAATACCGCTTTAAATAAAAAACTCAACAAAAAATCCAACAAAGTCGACTCACTATGAATATTATTATTTTTATCATCACTATATTTATTTTTGAATCCTAGTATTTCATCAGGCAGTTTACCTGATTCAATACAATAATTAAGCGGATAATTGCACGCTAATCCCCCATCAATATAACATTTATCATCTATACACACTGGATTCACCAATACTGGTAAGGCGCAGGTCATATGAATTGCCGTCATGAGTGGCAACGTCGGGTGCGTCAAATACGAAATATCTTGCACCTTATATTCATTTATTTCAAACGAGAAAAAGTGTAATTCTATATTTGACAATTTATAAAAATCCGCCAATTGAATATCCATCGGAATATCTTTAGCATCCAGTAGCGGCTTAAAACATTTTTCAATCGTTTTACTATCAAACAACCCCTTCTTCGTGTAGGCATCAAAAATGTTTTGCACCTTCACTGGAAAGACGTCTTGCCACGGTCGTTTGATAATATAATCATTTATGGTTTCCCAATCAAATTTCAGACACATTAATACACCCACGATGGCCCCTGCGGATGTGCCGTAAATAGATTCTATAGTGTCCAATGAAAGAAAACTGTTTTGTTCGAGATGCTGAATAGCGGCCAATATTTGTATCATGATGGGTCCACCACCTGAAATAACTAAATGTTTTATGGTCATTTACTAGTATATTATAGTTTTACATTTAATATAATTTACATTGTATAGTTTTACATTCATTTTCATTATTTTTTTTCTAATTGGAATGTAATGGCAAATATTTTTACATTAGAAAATATAGAAGATTTTTCAGAGAAATTAAATATTGATGAACTTTACGAGAAAAAACGACAGCAAGATTTAAATAAATTGGCCTTGTTCAATAAAATTTTAAACCGTATTCATGTAAAAATTAAAACAGTTTCTCGCCAAAAAGTCGACGACCAATTTTGTTGGTTTTTAGTTCCGGAAACCATTATTGGTGTCCCTAGATATGACCAGGGTGCCTGCATTGCATACATTATTGATAAGTTAAAAACCAATGGTTTTATCGTGCGATATATACATCCCAACATGTTATTTATATCATGGATGCATTTTGTTCCATCGTATGTAAGAAGCGAGCTCAAAAAGAAAACGGGTATTGTAGTGGACGAATTTGGTAAAAAAATAGACGAAACAAGTGAAGAAGGAAACCCAATGAAAAGTATTACGAATGTTCCGTCTGACCCAAATGATTATATACTGAATAGCAAAAATTTAGTAGACCAAAACAATAAAGTAAAGCTTAAGAAAGATTATACGCCTATCAATTCTTACAAACCTTCTGGCAATTTGATATACGACGACGCTCTTTTAAATAAAATCGAAGACAAATTTATTTAACTGATGTAGGAGACAGAGTGTTTACAATATAGAAATACACAATAAATTAAATATTGCTTTATTGTATATGAATCATTCATTAAACAAAAATATAAATAAAATAAATAATATGAAAAACAAAGCAAAATCGAAGACGAGAAAAAACCGAGACAAAATGTTACAAACGATGAAAACACTTACTCCTGAACAACGCTCCATCATATGCAAAAAATCCGCAAATACGTATAATACATTTGAAGACAAAATCGACGAATTATTCAAAAAGAATAATATAAATATCGTATCCACCAGTTATAATTTAGAAAAACAAATTATTTCGGAACTTAAAAAGGCGGTGAATCCCAACAATGTTCAACCAAACGATGATTTCTATTCCTATATAAATGACAGATGGATATCCGATTACCAATTAACCGAAAATCAAAAATATATTGTCCAAGTAGACGATTTTAGAATAATACAAGATAAAGTGTATCGAGAATTAATACAAATCATCGAAGACTACACGACGAATCCTTCTACAAAAGATAGTACGAAAGCCAAGTGCATCAAAACCGCGTACGAGTCGTTTAAAGGGTATAATACCACCTCGCAGACGAGACATGTAGCCAAAAAAATATTAGAACATTTCGACGAATTGATGCTAGATAAAAAAAATGTATGGGAAATGCTGGCATTATTAAACAAAAACGAAATCACTTCGTGGGGATGCCCCTTTGTTTGGTCTTTAAATCCAGATGATAAAAACCCCAAAATATATAAATGTTATTTAGAACCTCCTCAGCTCACATTAATAGATATTAACATCTATTTTGATGACGACGATACCGATACGGAAGCTGATAAAAGGTATAAAAATCATTATCGACGTAAATTTTTCAAATATTTAAATGATTTGTTCACCATCGCTTATGGAGAAAATCATGGGTTCAATGTGAAAGATGTATTCGATGTTGAATTTGACATTTTAAATGCCATGGCGTGTGAATTGATTAAAGAAATAGATCCAGACGATTATAATTTAGTTACTAAAGAAGAGGCTTTAAAAAATATTGGCTTTGACTGGCAGACATTTTGCAAACATTTAGGCTTTACAAAAACTCCTGATGAATTCATCACTTCGAATATAAATTATTTATTATGTGGAACAAAATTATTGCTAGAAAAATGGAATAGTCCAAAATGGCGAACGTATTGGGTTTATATATATATTCGTCAACAATGCAGATTGGATGAAAATGGCTGGAAAAATTTTTTCGATTTCGAGGGTTCATTTGTGAAAGGACAACAAGCCGACGTGGATACTTATATCAGACCTATTTTCCCGATGGGATTTTTATTCAATACATTTTTGACAAATGAATATATACAAAGATATAATAACGAACAAGCCATTAATTATGTAAAGACAATGGCCGAAGACCTGAAAACAGTATTTACGAGGATTATTAAGCGTAATAAATGGATGCAACCTACCACAAAAGTCAAGGCTCTCGAAAAATTAAAACATTTTAAGTTGACGGTAGGTTCCCCTGAATTATTGCGAGAAGACCCGTTACTCGATTATACACATGATGACCCGTGGGGCAATTTATTAAAAATGGCAGAATGGAGACATGCTCGGGCCATTGAATTAGTGGGTAAACATGTAATAGATATACCTGTGATTGATTGGTCTGAACTACCTCCCAAGTTTGTAGGAACACAAGCATACGTGGTAAATGCAGCGTATACTCCTACTGAAAATGGTATATATATACCGTTGGGTTATATACAAAAACCCTTTGTTGATTTAGATGAAAGAGGGATGGAATATAATTTATCGCGTATAGGATTTACGATAGCACATGAAATGTCGCATGCTTTAGATGATTTTGGTTCTAAATATGATGAATTTGGCAGACTAAACAATTGGTGGACCGAAAAGGATATAAAAGAATTTGAAAAAATACAAAAAGACGTAATTAAGCAATATGAATTTTTTGCAAAGTATGATGGGATTGATTTTAACGCAGAACCTAGTATTGGTGAAGATTTAGCGGATATCTCTGGTTTAGCAATATGTCAAGAATATTTAAGAGATTTTCAATTAAAAAACGAAGATATTTTACCTATTCAATCAATCTCATTTGAAGCCTTTTATATATATTTTGCGGTCCAATCCAGACAACAAATTTCCAAAAAAGCAATTTTAGCGCAATTAAAGACAAATCCTCATCCTTTAGATAAATATCGTTGTAATGTTCCATTGTCCAGAACCAAAGTATTTAGGGCAATTTATAATGTTAAAAAAGGAGATAAAATGTGGTGGCATTCAACAAATAGTGTCTGGAATTAATAATAATTTAGAAAATTTATAAAATTTAGAAAATTCTGGCGTTATTATTTTTTTTTGTGATATATATATATAAATGCCAAGAACTCACCGTCGTCATCGTTCAAGATCAAGATCAGCCTCTCGTAGTGCTGCACGCGGCCGCTCACGCGCCGCTTCACGCGCCGCTTCCGCTGCTGCCAGTCGTGCTGCTTCTGCCAGTCGTGCTGCCTCCGCTGCTGCCAGTCGTGCTGCTTCCGCATCAAGATCCGCCTCTGCATCAAGATCCGCTTCCGCAGGTCGTGCTGCATCTGCTGCTGCCAGTCGTGCCGCTGCTGCCAGTCGTGCCGCCGCCGCTGCTGCCAGTCGTGCCGCCGCTGCCAGTCGTGCAAGAGCTTAAATATATTTAACCTAATTTTTTATCTAGTCGTTAAATAATTACATAGTATAATTATTTAATATGTGTATAGTATATAATGTCTACAAGACGCCATAGATCGACAAAAAGAAATAGAACTAGAAATAGAAGTAGAAGTAGAAATAGAAAAATGACTGGCGGTAAAAGTAATACAGGTAAAAAATGGACTACTGCAATAGATGCGGCTTCGCAAACTTTAGAAAAAACTGGTTCTATTTCTGCTGCCAAACAAACCCTAAAAAAACAAGCATTAAGAAATGCTCGTAAACTATTTGGTTCTATTGGGGTATAATTATAGTAAAATGGTATAAAGTTATAACGATAATACAATATAACTTTATAATGAATTTATTAGAAATCGGTATAGGTGGTTTGGTTATATTACAGTTTTTTCCTATCTTTTATGGTATTTGTTTGGTAATAATAAATCAAATAGTATTGTTTTCATTTGCTATATTATTTTAGATAGTGGTAGTAGTTGTTGGCATTACAGTTGTTGGCGCTACAGTTGTTGGCGCTACAGTTGTTGGAATAGGATTTGTGGGTACTACAGTTGTTGGTGCTACGCTCGTTACAGAAGGCTCATTGATAATCTCGGTGGTTAAGGAAACTTTTTCTGATGGAACGACTCCAGCAACTACGACTGGTTGCACTTGTGGAGGAGGGTTTACAAATGGTTCTTCCTTTACAGGACTTACTATGGCGGTCTTGGACTCTTTTATTATTTTCGAAGCTTCTGTTTTTAATGTTTCTATTTGTTTTTGAGTAGTTTCCAAAATTTTAGCCTCTACAATTGCTTCATATAATTTAATACCATTTACATAATCCGTCTCACACTTGACATATAAATCTACGATGAAACGTCTGCTCTTTTCGACCGCTTTTTGTAAAGATTCGTCCGTTAATTTTGGATTTACCCGAATCACCCTCTTATTCGAATATGGATCGATAACATATGTAAATATATCATTTATTACAGATAACAATTTAGATTGATTCTCTGCTGCATTTTGAATCATTTTCTTTGTATTTTCAGCATATTCAATAAATAACTTGTCTTTTTTATCAATATTATACTTATTTTTTAAAACTGGGCTCGCTCCTTGACAACCAGGTTTTTTGTTGTAATCTTTTAATTTAATATCGCTAAATTTGGTTATTTCCGAAGGCATTTTTTCATTCCCTGTAAATGCGGTATAAAAAAGTTTCAAATCTTTCATAAATTGTTTTTTTGTAGAGTCTGACATACCTGTAAAACTGCCATTGGAAAAATCATATTTATCGTCTAAATAAAGTTTCATCAGTTCATTTATCCCTGGTTCGTCTGCAAGTGTTTTATCTAATCCATTGATACCTATGTTCATATCACATACTTTAGGTTGTATTGTTACATTGCCAGTTGTCTCATCAATTGTTTCTCCCCTTTTTAGTGCTCTAATTCTATTGTCGCATACATTTAATTTATATAATTTTCGATTCACATTTTTAGGAATTTTATCCTTTTCTAACAGTCCGGTTTTAACCGTTTTACCAGTGGCATCTTTATAGGTATAAACAGGATTAATTGTCATGACAATTGCTGCGAATACATGTGCGATTTTAACATAGAATTTGGCGATTCCAATACACACCCGTTTTTTTCTAATACTTTTTTGTTCATCATTGGCTACATCTAACGTTTCAAGGTGATCTTTACTAATAAAAATAAGTTTTTCTTTATTTAGGTTATTTACTTCTACACCGTCTTTAATTCTTTGTGCCAAATAGGTGATTTCCATATTGTTAAAATATCTTTCAATAATATCAGAGGTTAACACGACCAATTTGTCACAATAAGCTTTTTCAGAAAGTTTGCTTAAACTCTTAAAATCCATGGTTAATATGTAATAAGTTGCTATATAGTCTATGATATCATAAAAGTTGTTGAATTCTTTCTCTGCACTACTATTTGTTGATGAATTTGATGAATTTGATGAATAAGAGTTTCCCATATATACTATACTATCTTAAAAAAATAAAAATATATTGTATAAATTTGTCTTTGTATTATTATTTTTATATAATAAAATTGAATTAAAAATATTTTATCTAACAAAAGATATAACAATGATGTGCAAAGATAAAAGTCAAAAACATAAAAATAACAATGTAAATAAAACTGAATTATGGAATATATTTGATTCTGAAGTAGAAAATCCAGATAAAAAGTCAATACCTTTGGAATGTATTTATGGTTCTGGTAATAGAGAAACATGTGAACGTTGCGACACTATTTTAGCATTTTCTGAAGAAGGGTTTTTGACTTGTACCAATAACAAATGTGGTATCATTTACAAAGATTTAGTTGACCATAGTGCAGAATGGAGATATTATGGAGCAGATGACAATCAAAATTCCGACCCCACCAGATGTGGTATGCCTATAAATCCTTTGTTACAAGAATCTTCGTATGGATGTAAAGTGTTATGTTGTGGTCCGATGTCTTATGAAATGAGAAAAATTAGACGTTATACCGAGTGGCAATCGATGCCTTATAAAGAAAAATCGCAATATGACGAATTTCAAATTATTACCAATATGGCGCAAAATGCGGGCATACCCAAAATGATTATAGACGATGCCATTATTTATCATAAAAAAATATCGGAATATGAATTAACGTTTCGAGGAGATAATAGAGACGGAATTCTAGCGGCTTCTATTTATATTTCTTGCCGAGTTAACAATTATCCACGGACTGCCAAAGAAATTGCTTCCATATTTAAATTAGACGTCACCAGTGCTACGAAAGGTTGTAAAAATGCATTAGCCATTATTAATAATTTAGAGAAAGATATGGATAATAAAGAAAAGACGAATTTTGGTAGAACAAAGCCTGAAGCCTTTATTGAAAGATATTGCAGTAAATTAAATATAAATAATGAGTTAACAAGACTTTGTCAATTCATTTCAATGAAAATAGAGAAAATGGATGTAATGCCTGAAAACACTCCTCCTTCTATTGCTGCAGGAGTCGTATATTTTGTTGCGCAAATTTGTAAATTAAATATTAGTAAACGAGATGTTAAAAATGTTAGCGAAACGAGTGAGGTCACCATTAATAAATGTTATAAAAAATTGGAAAAAATTTCGAAGGATGATTGTATTATTCCGGCGGCTATATTAAAAAAATATAATTTGTAATATGATTTTGTCTACGTATAATATATTATATAATAGAGTAATTTTCGTATTGTCATCTATTTCTTTTTGAATAATTTATATAATTCTTGACTGGTTTTGTATATTCTTTTTCGATTGTGTTTTTTAATTTTCTGAAATACTTCAAAAAACTCCTTTTCTAGTTGTTCAAGCTCATCACTTTCATTGACTTCTCCGCAACATCTATTTTGTAAATCATCTAATTCATTGAGTAAGGCGACATCTGGTTCATTCATAGAAGAACCTGTCGTTGGATTATTATTCTCATGTATAGCTTCATAACGAAACCCTGTTTTACCACATAAATTTTCATCATTGCGACAACGTAATGCAAAATTTGGAAGAGTGATGGAATCTTCTTTAGGAGACACCTTTACCGTAAACAATTTACATAATCCCAGGTCTAATGTACCTCTTTTATTGATAATAAAGTGTTTACAAGAAGAACATGGAGGGTCGAAAGCTAAAATGATATTTAATAACGAAAATAACAACACATATGATAACATTTGTATTATATTTATATACAATTGTTATCTTTATACTATTTATTATTTTGTTTTTATTAGTTTTTATTATTTTGTTTTTATTAGTTTTTTGTTTTTAATTTTTTTGTTTTTAATTTTTGCTCGCTCTAAATGAAAAAATAAAAGCTTTTATAAAACTATAAATGTCGAATGAATTAAAGGGCGAAAAAAATATTTTAAATATTCCCAAACGTATTTTTATTGTTCCATATAGAAACCGTGTTCAACATAAGTTCTTTTTTAGCAAATATATGAGTTTTATTTTGGAAGATAAACCAGATTACGAAATTTATTTCTCTCATCAATGCGACGCACGAACCTTTAATCGAGGTGCTATTAAAAATATTGGCTTTCTTGCCGCAAAAAATAAATATCCTGAACATTATAAGGATATTACTTTCATATTTAACGATGTAGATACGATTCCATTTCATAAAATTTTTGATTACGAAACAACACATGGGGTCGTGAAACATTATTACGGTTTCAAGTACGCATTAGGCGGTATTGTGGTAATGAAAGGTGCTGATTTTGAGAAAACAAATGGTTTTCCTTGTTTTTGGGGGTGGGGTATGGAAGATACTGTCATACAAAAACGTTGTGAAGCAGTGGGACTTAAAATAGATAGGAGTGTGTTTTATAATATTGGTAGTCCAGAAATTCTCCAGTTTTTCGATGGTATATCAAGAATTATTAGTAAGAAAGACCCCTGGAGAGGCGAATATGACAATGGAATCGATGGATTGTCCACCATTAGTAAATTGAAATACACTATAGATGAAAAATCTGAAAATCCTAATGATAATATTTTCGTATTTCACAATCCAAAAATAAAAATAATCAATGTTTCGACATTTTTAACACATATTCCTTTTGGTTCAGAGGAATATTATAATTACGATTTGAGAGAACCTAGACGAAAAATTATTCATCCGGATAAAATCAGAGAGACAAAAAAGACGGTTATTTCTACGAACGATTGGAGTAATATACCCTATTATCCAACTACACTAGAGAAAAAAGAAAATATTGCAAAATATTTAGTGTCTATGGGGAAACAAGTGCCACAAACTTTATTACAAGAAATAGAAAATGAAAAAAATCTAGAAACACAACAAGAACCGTACAATAGTTTCAACGGTCCTGTTACAAATGCAACCACAAATGCAACTAGAAATGCAACCACAAATGCAACTAGAAACGCTGCTATACAGCACAATTACTATAATCAAGCAATAAAATCGCACTACACTAATCCAGTCATAAAAACACCCTACAATAATCAAGTATACCCGCCAAATAGTCAAAACGGTCAGTTATCAAAAATATCAAACCATCCGCCACCTCCACCCAATAAATATTCGCCGCATTATGCAGCCTATGTTGGCGCACCTATTAAAGCACAGACCAGCGCTAGAATTGGATTGGGAGGCGCATACTAATCCATCCACCTTTGGGAAAGGTGGAGCCAAAATCATATCCACCTTTGGGAACCAAGGGTGCTTCGCTGAAGGTTGTAACGAAGTAAGAGCCAAAACCTCTTTTTTCTAAAGATGGTTACAATTTTTGGCTACCCTTTCGCTTCACTTTTCTAAAGGTGTGTTTTGCTCCACTTTTAGAAAAGTGGATTTGGCTCCACCTTTTTTAAAGGTGGATTTTTTTCCAAACATAAACCATTTCGGTATAATTATTTTGGCGTTTCGACTTTTTCAACGGAAATATTTCATGTGCTTCACCAAATAATTCTCTCAATACATTTTCATACACTTCTTTACATATATTAATAATATAATGACCTCCTTCTTGTAGACCATTATATGTCTTGGTAAATAACGGCTTATAGAATTTCGCATCCATTTCCTTCTTCGACCCATATTTCGCATTGTTGGCATACTTTTCAATAAAATAATACGGTGGTGACGAAAATACCGTGTCGTAAACGTAATCGTCATATTCAACTTCCAGTGCATCACAAAACTTCACATTAAAAAACGTCCCACTTTTAGTCTTCAAATAGGTTACCATATGTTGGTAAGGTTCGGATAAATCAGTGTTCACGTCTACACCATAATAGGCGTCCAATTGTAAGGCCGCCGCTGCAACCGCTGAACCGCCCCAACCTGCGCAAAAATTCAACACCCTTTTTGCATGATACTTGGTGTATATTTCCATACAATTTAACGGTCGCATTATGTTTATTGCACTAATGCATATATTATAGACTTCTTTTAAAACAATGTAATCATTTTTGGTATTGTTTTTATTCTTGACGTCTTTGTAATATTTTAACATGGTTTGAATAAATTTCTTTTTTTTAAATTCTTCTATATTTTGCACAAATTCATAGAAGTTAACATCGTATTTTCCTTTTGTTTCGAGTCGTTGAACAAAAGTGTAATAATCCACTACATTATTACCGATTCTAGACCTAGGGGAAATGGTAGCTGCATCCTTACCAATTTCGATAAGTTGATTCATCTCTTTTTCTACGTCGAGCATTGTTATATTTTTTATTTTGTTGGCTATAAAAACCTTGTCTACACTCATAATATTCTATACGAGAGAAAAAATATATAGCGTTGTTTCTAAAATCGAATTCATGGCGAAGAAACCACATTTTTTATTAACGTGTTTTTCAATGTTTCAATAATGTTCGATTTCGTTTTGGTGATTTGACCATGATGGTCTCGATACAAAACCAATGGTTCTTCTATATTGTATACGACGCCGTATTTCTTAAGAACACGCAACTCCAGCTCCAAATCTTCGAAAGGAACCCTGAAATTTTTTCTATAATTACCGACTCTTAATATAGCCGTTTTTTTGAAACACAACGTCGGATGGTTTAGAAACCAGTCACTAGGGTTTTTTTTATAATCTGCCCAGGTAAGTATATTTTTGTGTCTAGTTATCTCGACCGTTTTTCTATTATTATGTATCTCTTGGAATACGATTATGTTTGTTCCACATAATACACACGAAGGGGTCGACTGAATGAATTGTAATTGTTTCTGTATTCTATGTTTCATCATAATATCATCGGAATCCATTCGGAATACAATTTCATTGGAACATAAATGGAGTCCCTGATGTAAACAGAAACTGATGCCCCTGTTTATTTTTGTTTTTTGGTATACAAGTTTAAAGTTGTTTAATGGTTTTAGTATGGTGTCTAATAATTTAATTTGGATTTGACTGTTTTCTTCGGTGGAACAATCGTTTATCCAAACTAATTCGATGCCAAAATCGCCGATTTGTTCCTTAATAGAATGTATACAGGAAACGAGATATTCTTCTTTTGTATTATAACAAGGGATTAGCATAGATACCCAAGTTGACGGAGGGTCGTTTTCCCAAAAGTAATTTTCGCATATGGTTTCACAAAGCATCTTTATTATATTTTTATAGTTTATTTTTTATAGTTTATTTTTTATAGTTTATTTTTTCGAATAACGAATAACGAAAAATTCTATTTAAAGTTATCTATAATATATATAATAACTATGAATTCTATTGCAGATATTAAACATGCATATTATATTAATTTAGACGCACGGACCGATCGAAAATTTCATATAGAAAAACAAATGAAGACTGTGGGTATTCCAGTCGAGAGATTTAAGGCCATTAAATTACCCAATGGTGCGCTGGGATGTAGCATGAGCCACCTGAAATTATTAGAATTAGCCAAGGAAAACAACTGGCCACATATATTAATTGTAGAAGACGATGTATTGTTTACAGATCCTTCTCTCTTTGTGCAACAATTCAACATGTTTTTAGAACGTCATAAAGATTTCGACGTCGCTTTAATTTCAGGAAACAATGTGCCACCTTATACAGCTATTGATGACTCGTGTGTTCAAGTATACCAATGTCAAACGACCACTGGATACATGGTGCAAAACCACTATTTCGATAAACTGATTAACAACTATAGAGAAGGCATTACAAAGCTTATGAATGAACCTAACAATCGTTTTTCTTATGCCATTGATAAGTATTGGTTTCATCTGCAAAAAGTAGACAAATGGTATTTAATCATTCCTTTAAGTGTTACCCAAAGGGAAGATTATAGTGATATCGAAAAAAGACCCACGAATTATAGTAGAGCAATGTTGGATTTAAATAAAGAGGCCTTTGTTCAGTGGCAAATGGAACAAATGATTAAAAACGAATTGGCGAAGATGCACTTGTAGAATGTGTAATGTAGAGCGTTGTTTATATTTTACCTTGCTCTACTAACAGGGGGTAATCGCTTAGTTCAATATCGGTGAAAAATTTGTTGGTGGCTAATGGAAGCATATTGTTTTTATATATGTTATCTAAATTGAAGCCAATCGCGTAGTCCTCTAAATACTCCTTTTCGATATTTGCTCTCTTGGAAAGCAAATTGGTAATTGCTGATTTAGAGAGAAAGTAAAAACGCCCGCTACAATATTTCGTTACATACAACGGTAATTGTTTGGGTAACTCAGGATGTATTCTATGATATTCCGATAAATAGGGTCTAGGGACATCCACAATGTAACCGCCATAATGGATTTTGGGGGTTTTATTGGCGATGAGTCCTACTACCATGTCAAAGAACTTTGGATTGACTAGTATTTGGTCGTCGTCTGTTTTAAATAAATATCTAAAATTGAATGTTTCATAAACCGCTTCGTAAGAGGCAATTACCTTTTTAGGTAGGGAATTATAATCGTCGCCCACTTTGACCCACAGTATATTATGGGCGTCGTCGAATTGGTATTTGGATTCGAGTTCAGGGTTGCCGATTACGTGGTAGTAACGTAAATAGGAAGGGATATGGGGGAGCCAAGTTGTCTTTTGGAATTTGGCCTTCTTTTGGTATTTCTGGCAGTTCATAATAAGCATTATGTATTCTTGGTCGAGCATATAATAAAATATTAATTGCGTATTTTTTAATATTTTATAAAATATAATTATTGTAAATGACTGTTATTGATATATATTTAGCGCACAGAAATTCTATAAAGTTTATAGAACAACAAACTTTCTTAATAAAAAAATATTTTAAATGTAATGAAAGTAGTAAAATAAATATATATGGATATGTAGATGGTTTTAATGACGATATTAAAAATATTATAAGAAATAAATGGATAAGCCTGGGCGTGGTACCAATAGAAATTCCTAATATTATAGATAATTTTAACAGAAATATTATTGGTCTAAGTGAATCATATGGACTAGCTTTTACATATGTCTATACAAATTATATTCTAAAAAATAACCATATATCAGTGTGTATGGAAAATGATATATTTCCATTTACAGATATTAACATAGAAGATTATGTAAAGGGTTATGAAATTTGTGGAGAAGTGAGATTCAACGCTGCGCAACTACCTGATAGAAATGTTATGTTTTGGTTAGGATTTATTATATTTAATGGAGAAATAATGAATGATAGAGAGGTATTTTCTGGTATATGCAAGCCTATTGTAAATATAGAAAGTGGTAAAACTCATTGGATAGACTGTGGAGGACAAAGTTATTATTGGATTAAAATGTCAGACAGAAAAATTAGACAAATGGTAACAAATGGAAATGAATCATATGATGGGTTCACGAGTTTACAATGTACTCCACATAATATTACAAATGATATTGAAAATTTGCCAGAAGTTTTTAGAGAAGGGTATAAACCAGATTTTAGAGTATTAGTATATGATAATTGTCTAATTCACTTAGAGAGAATGAGTAGAGATAACGATGTTACTAAAGAGGTATGGTGGGCCAATTGTTTTAATAAAATATTATTATGATAATAATTTATAGTCAAATTAGTTTTCAATATACTACAGTAGAAATATCACCTCTTGGAAAAATTCAAAAAAACATTTTACAAAAAATGATTTAGAAATAATATGCATTTTAAATTTACAAAGGTATAAATGAGCAAATTTTACACAACTATAGAAATGTCGGATGGTTTTGGTGCACAATATCAAAAGATAATACAGACTTATATTTATTGTAAAATTAATAACTTAAATTTTGCTTACAGCCCAATAAAGAGTATAGAACATAATTATTATAATGATGTAGAATTTATTAATAATTTAGAAAAAACTATGAATTTAAAGAATAATATAATAAATGTTGCTTCTGATATGAATATCGAACGATTAGATTTTGGTTCAATAGTTAGGGAATATTGTGATAATAATATAGATAAATCTTGTGAAAATGAACATATGAAATTTATTAAAGATTGCTTCTGGGAAAATAAAAATAAAGATTATTTTAATAATGACAAAATAAATATAGCTATTCATATAAGAAGGGATAATTTGCACGATGCAAATAGAGCAGGCGAAAGGATAACAACACCTAATAGTTATTATTTAAATATAATGAATACAATACGCAAGAAATATGAAAATAATAAAAAGATATTATTTCACATATATTCACAAGGCGATTTATCAAAATTTATAGATTTAGAAAATATCGATGTCAAATTTTATTTAGATTATGATGTGGTTGAATCATTTATTGGTATGGTTGCCGCTGATATATTAGTAATATCTCCTAGTAGTTTTAGTTATGTTGCTGCTTTGATTAGTGACGGAGAAATTTATTATAAACAATTTTGGCATAATCCTAGAAAAAATTGGATAATAAATTAGACCGACCAAAAGAAAAATGAAACAAAAAATTAAATTTTACTTCAAGCGTTTATGAAATTGGAAAATTTCCATCGTTAGTAAGTCATGTAATAAAAGAATCGGAAGAATAAAATTTACATTACATATCTAAAATTTATTCTATTATGTTTGTAGTAATAATTCGTGAATACTATTTATATCAGTAAAAGCATTAGGATATTTTATTTTAAAATCTTTAATTTTTTGAATAAGTTTGTCTTTATTATTTAATAATAATTCTTCGCTGATTTCATTCCAATCATTTACAATTAAACAAGGAAATATATTATACATTTTATCAAATGTTGTATTAGTTCTTTTTACAATTGGAATACTATCCAAATAGATTGCTTCATAAAACCGATGACAGTCTTCGCCTGCTCCTCTAGGTGATAGTGTATAATAAGTTTTATGCGTTATTTCATAATTTATCCATACAGGTACTTTTCCGCAATGAATAGATGGCTGTTTTTCATACGTTCCATCATTTAAATTTACAACATATTCTTTATTTTTCATTTCATTATAACACATATTTCTTTCATTATGTGTATAAGAAAAACATAATAAGCAAAGATATTCTTTATTAACCGTTTTTAAACCCTCGTTATATAAGTAATTGTGTGAAAATCCTTTATGATTTGGAACAACATTTTCACAATCTCTGATACCAATTGGCATGCAGTGTATTATTGGATTATCGTATACATTATTATTAAGATAAAACCCTAATGAAACTGGAAATAATAATTTAATTATACTAATTGGGACAATGGGTTCATACATTAAATAAAAATATACTTTAATATCTTTTTCTCTTAAAATTTTTACTAAATTGTTTAAATCGATTGTTAGTTCATTATTTAAAACCGATATAAATATTTTATCCCCATTGTTTAAATTATTAACTAAGTTTATATCTTGATTAATTTCAGGTATTCTGTTTGTAAATAATAAATCACAGTTTAACGCATAACCAATTTGAGACATTTTAAACAGTAATCTACTGTTTACCATTTCTTTTACTATTTTATAATTGTCCATTGTAAAATAATAATAAAATAAATCTTTAATTAATAATAACTTAAATATAATATAACTAATATATATATATGGAAAAATACATATCATTTGATAAAATACATAGTAGTATTAATCATATCAAAATAGATATTGGATTAGGTATGAATAATATTCATTCCAAAGACTGGTTAAAATATGAAAAAAACTTACATGTATTTATGTTTGATCCAAATATTAAAAGTGTTAACAGTTCTTTACAAAATATGAAGTTAATTAATAATATTATTAGTAATAATAACAATTCTTTTTCTATAATACCAGTTGCTTTATCTAATGTTTCAGAAGAATCGCAATTAGAATTTTATAGTATGTTAAATGATGGAGGTACATCTAGTCTTTATAAACCTATTAATACAAATAGGTTAGGACCAATTGAACAAAAAACGGTTGTTCCTGTATTTGCATTAAAACATTTTTTCGATTTATTTCCTTGGGACAGATTTGAATATATTGATTACATTAAAATTGATGCACAGGGTGCTGATTTTGATATAATACAGTCAGCAGGAAATTATTTAAATGAACGAGTTGTATTTATTACAGCTGAACCTGAATCAAACGATTATGAAAACTGTAAACATAATACATCAGAAAATATGGAAAAATATTTGCTCACGCAAAATTTTATTAAAATTAATCATCCAAATACAGAAGACCCCACTTTTATAAATAAAAAATTTTTGCATTTAAGCGATAATATATATATTTATCAAGGACCTCAAAAGTAATCTATAATAAATTGTTTAAAATTAAAAATTCTTTAATAAATATTGGGTCATTAATATGTACATTATAATCACTTAATTCTCTTTTCAAAAACCCATTTGAATCACAATATTTGTCATAAACATCAAAAAATAAGTAATTATTTTCTTTGCAAAATTCTTTTAGCTTTTTATTAAAATATAAATGATATTTTTTTCTATCTTCATTACTACCTTTCCAAGGTAAATCTGTTTTAAATTTAACTAAAATTTTTGAATTAATCTCTTCAACAGTATGAATTAATGATACATCTGAAGGTGGAACTATATTATATATAATTGGTAATAAATTATTATATTGGTTTATATTTTTTTTTATTGTTTCAAAATATTTTAATATTATATAGTCTATGATTTCTTCATATGTTTTATTTTCATTAACAAATCTATAAATATGAGCTCTACAATCGATTTCACCAAAACTAAAAATAACTGTATCGTTTTCTTTTACATTATAATTTTTTATATTTAATATATCTAAACCTTTTTCTCCAATTGTATGACATAAACGTGCACCTAATTCGTTAATACAAATGTTCGGAATATTCCGAAAACCAAACCTAGCATGACTGTCTCCAAAAGTATGTATTGTCATTTATTATATATAAATAGTAAAATATTATAATGTAAAAGAAAAATGAAAAAAAACATTGTTATGATTTATTTATTTTACAACTATGTTTCAAGTATTTTTTAAATGTTCATTTTTAAATTTCTTATCTATTATATCAATATTTTATGATTATAGCATGGGCGTTTGTCTCGTTCTTTCTGGTAGTATACGTTATTTAGAAAATATTTTTTTATTATATATTTATTATGAATATCATCATTCCATTAGGGGGTAAAGGTGAACGATTTGTAAAAGAAAATTATAAAAAACCAAAGGCATTAATAGATATATTTGAAAAAACAATGATAGAATATGTATTGGATAATTTAAATTATTTAAAAACAGACAACATTTATATTATTTATAATAAAAAATTAGATAAATATTATTTTGATGATTTTATTAAAAGCAAATATTCAAATATACAAACCATATCTATAAATGACACAAAAGGGGCAGCTGAAACATTATATATTGGTTTTCAAACAATATTGAAGATGGATAATTACTATAAAAAAACAATAATATTAGATTGTGATACGTTTTATACTGAAGATATTATTACAAAATTTAGAGAACAATCGTGTAATATATGTTTTTTCACTAAAAATGATGAAACATTTCCAAACTATTCATACATAAAACTAGATGCTGAAAATAATATTATAGATATTAAAGAAAAAATTAAAATTTCAGATAATGCAAATACAGGTTGTTATGCTTTTCAAGATATACACGAATTAAATAATTATTGTGAATATATTTTGAATAATAATATTACTTTCAATAATGAACCATATACATCTTGTGTTATTTCAGAAATGTTAAAAAATAATATTGTATTTAAAGGTCTTGAAATAAATTCTAACAAATATTTTTCATTAGGAACACCGAATGCTGTAAACGATTATATAAATAGAACATATGCATTTTTATTTGATTTAGATGGCACAATTGTTTTGACAGATACTATATATTTTAATGTTTGGAAAGAAATATTAATAAAATATAATATTACAATTAATGAAGATATTTTTAAAAATTATATCCAAGGAAATAATGATGAATATGTTAAAAACACTTTGTTAAAAAATATTCATATAGATAGTAATGAATTGTCTAAAATGAAAGATGAATTATTTCTTAAGAATATTTCTAAAATTGAAGTTATTGGCGGTGTGTATGATTTTATTAAATGTATAAAAGAAAACGGATATAAAGTATGTATTGTAACAAATTGTAATAAAATGGTAGCAAAAACTATTGTTTCATATATTAAAATTGATAATTATATTGATTTTATTATTTCAAATGATGATGTTAATAATAGTAAACCTCATAAAGAACCATATTATAATGCTATTAAAAAATATAATATAGATGAAAAAAAATGTTTTATTTTTGAAGATTCAAAATCTGGCATTTTAAGTGCAAAACAAAATTCTCCTCTTTTGTTAATTGGAATAGAAACTATTTATAATTCAGTAGAATTACAAAATTATCAAGTTGATTTTTCTATACCAAATTATTTAAATATAGATTTATCTACATTTTTTGAAATAAAAAATAACGAGTTATCAATATTAAAATCACAAATTTCAAAAACGTTACAATGTAATATATTTAATATAAATATTGAAAATGTGTTAAAAGGCGGTTTTATTGCTGATGTAAACGCTTTTGAAGTGAAGAATAATCATGAAAATAAAAAGTATATTATAAAATATGAAAATATAAATCAGAATAATGGATTAGCAATTATGGCAAATAAAATTGAATTATATAAAAGGGAATATTATTTTTATGAAAATATATCAAAAGATATTAATATAAAAATCCCTAATTATTTTGGTTTGGTTATTAATCGTAATAATAAAATATGTGGATTGATATTAGAAAATTTATATTCTAAAAATTTTGTTTCAAATATTAAATTAACATATCAAAATATAGATGTTTCACTTAAAATTATAGATAATATGTGTAAATTACATTCAAAATTTTGGAATATAAGTTTAAAGGATAAATATCCTGAATTGAAAAAAACGAATGATAAAATATTTTGTCCTTTTTATAAAGAATTTATAACATCAAAATATAATATATTTATAAAAAAATGGGAAAATGTACTCAATAATAAACAATTGAATATTTTTCAATATATTTTTGAAAATTTTGAGTCTATTCAAAATAATTTAGCCACAGAAGAAAATTTAACACTCATTCACGGAGATATTAAATCTCCAAATATATTTTATGATGTAGAAAATGGTTACGAACCTTATTTTGTTGATTGGCAACATTGTGGCATTGGTAAAGGCGTACAAGATTTAATATTTTTCATTATAGAAAGTTTTGATATAGAACATTTAGAAATATTTTATGAATTATTTACAAAATATTATTACATGAAATTGAAAGAAAACAATGTTATATATTATTCTTATCAAGAATATAAAAATGATATAAAAAATGCAATATGTTACGTCCCTTATTTTACTAGTATATGGTTTGGCTCTCTAGAACAAGATGAATTAATTGATAAAAATTTTCCATATTTTTTCATAACGAAATTAGGTTACTTATTAGAATATATATTTTACACCATTGAAGAATTTAAACCGCCCAACAGTGTAACTCATCGGTAATTATAACTGTATTGGAATTATTGAAGAAAACGAGCAATTGACTTGAATGAAACAAATATAATGATTTGATACATATTGTAAAAATAAACTAGATTTACAAATAATAATATAAAATAATACACTTCTATATTATTATGTCAATTACTTTTTCCAGTTGTTTTTACATTATTAAATCGAAATTTGACGCATCCATTTATATTGAATGGATGACGAATTTGATTTCTATCGTGAATGAATTTAATTTAGTCATTTATACCGACGAACATAGCAGCAAACACATTCCTCAGCAAGCAAAAGATAATCACCGAATTAAAATCGTAGTGAAACCATTGGACCAATTCTATAACTATAAATATAGGGATTATTGGGTCAAAAATCATGAGAAAAATGTATTACTCAATGATAGGTCTTGCTGGGAGCTGAATATGCTATGGTCCGAGAAAATACGGTTTGTAAAGGAGACTGTTGACAGAAAATACTTTGATACCGAGTTTTATGGCTGGTGTGATATTGGTTATTTTCGTAATAGACACGATGACACACACACCAGCAAATTAACCAAGTGGGGAGCGAATCCAGTAGTGTTGAATAAATATAAAGAGAAAGTTTGTTATGCATGTGTTAATAATAATAACGATTCCATGAACTATTTATATCAATTAGTAAATAAAAAAAATAGCTATGGATTACCTGTGCAGGAAATACCGCCAAATCAAGTTTCTATTGCTGGCGGGTTTTTCTTTCTTCATAAAGACAAAATAGATTGGTGGGCAGAAACATATGATATTAAATTACAGCGATATTTTACACATGAATATTTGGTGAAAGACGACCAGATTGTCTTGGTAGATTGCATTCTCTCGGATGTGGATAGTTTCACTTTATTTAGAGAAGGGTTGCCTGGATTAGATAATTGGTTTATGTTTCAGAGAATTCTCCACTTTTAGAAAAAGTGGAGCAAAAGGCTATAACGAAATGTGATACAAATATCAGATAAAATTGTATTTTAGGGTTTGGCTCCACCTTTCCCAAAGGTGGATAAGGGTTTGGCTCCACCTTTTCAAAGGTGGATATTCGTTTACTTTAGGACAACCTTTTCTAAAGCTTGTGTATGATTAGTATTTTAATTCCTATCTATAATGGTATCGAATATATCGACGAATCGGTGTCCTCTGTATTGAAACAAACGTATAATGAATGGGAACTTTTAATTGGCATCAACGGACATCCGCTAAACTCGGAAGTGTATCAAAAAGCCAAGGAATACGAAGCCAAAAGTGATAAAATACGTGTAATTGATTTTTATCCAATGAGAGGTAAATCCAATACCTTAAATGAAATGATAAAATTATGTAATTATGATTATATTGCTTTGCTTGACGTGGATGATATTTGGCATGAACAAAAATTAGAAATACAAGCCAAATTTTTAAATAATTATGATGTGATTGGTTCGAATTGTGTGTGGTTCGGCGATAGAAATGGGGTCGTACCTCCTATACCTAGTGGTGATATTAGTCATTTTGATTTTAGTTCGGTAAATCCAGTCATAAATTCAAGTGTTATTATAAGAAAAGAGTTGTGCTATTGGAATGAAAATGGTATTGAAGATTATGATATGTGGTTAAGATTGAGAAATCAAAACAAGAAATTTTTTAATCTTCAAGAAATTCTGGTAAAACATAGAATCCATAATGATTCGGCTTTTAATGCAAAAGGAAATGGAGACAAGGTTCCAGACTTATTACGCAGCCACGGTTACTCGCGCTAAATATATTAGAATTATGCTTTTCTAATATGTTTATCATTTTGTTCTACTTTTCCTAAAGGTGGACGTGGTTTTAGCTACATATTCAACCAATCACAGTTGGTTTTTACATCTTTTAACATTTTGAACGCCGATTATTTTTGTAAAATAGCAACATAAATTCCGTTCCACCACGTATTTTTTGCTAATGGGTTAGGTGTGTGTGAATTATCCCAAGTTAATCTTATTTCTTTTTCATATAACACTTTTAAGTTCAAATTTTGAATAGAGTTGTTTGTTCCATCTCTAACTTCTTTACAGTTCCAATCATCTACTATAAAAATAAATATATCATCTAAACAATTATAATAATGTAATAATGCTTTATAATGACTTTCGTTTGTATGATTTCCATCATACATATAAATATTAAATTTGGGTAATACAGAAACATCTACTTTATAGCAATCATTCTCAATAAATGTTGCATTGTTTTCTCCTTTGAATTTTTCAAAATTAACTAAAAATTCAGATTTAGGACCACCAAATTCACTCCAATTATCTATACAGACTACCGTTGCTTTATTATTACACATAGCAGAACATACAGAACTACCTTTCCAAGTTCCTATTTCTAAATATCTTGCGTCTTCTGTGTTTAATAAATTATTATAAAAATGTCTTGTTTTTGTTCCAGACATACCTTCCATCCTAATAATATCATTTGTAATTTTTGAAATATTATTTTCGGCATTTTCAAATGCTGTTTTAACCAGGGTTCTATAAATATCCATTATACTTTATGTTTTTATATTTTATATATTTTTTAAACGCATTACAGAAGTACAATATTATTTAGTTACACCCTTGGTAATTTACAACGGTGTTTGAAATGTAAAAGGTCTAAATCGAAGGGCCAAAGGTACTCTCGTTATATCGTTGCCTCCATATTCAGCGAAGCACCCTTTGGACCTTTCCTAAAGGTTGATTTTTATCCATTCAGGCGGACATAAATCACTCGTATCATGATTCGCGCTTGGTCCGAACCAGACTGATGGATAACACACTATTTTATCATCATGGGAATTAAAATAAGCACCCCACCAACTAAACGAGCTATTTGCAATTATATTATGATGACAACAACTCATTAAAAGCATTTGTTGCCAATCTGCTAATGTATTATCACACCGAACAAAACAATATCTGGGGAAACGCTTCGTTAATTTGTCTACGGTCATTTTCACTTCTTCAAGGTCACCGTCTTCACAGAAAAAATAAATGGTAAAATCATCGTGTGGTTTCTGTTTCTGTATATGTGTTAAAGCCCCTTCATAATATTCGTAGGTGGCTATCGGATGATACTCTGGTATTTTTTTATAATCGCCTAATCTAAAATGCATACTAATTGTTTTTTCTAATGATTTGCCCATTAAATCCAAACTTAATAATAATTCGGTTTTCATTTTGCCTAGACCAATAATTCTACATATGGGTTCATAATTTTCTTGAAAATATTTATAACTTTGGAAATAACCGCTTAATAATACATCGCGGTTCATCATTTCCAATACCAATAATTCGTTATATTGGAAACCTTTTTCACGAATAACATGTAATGCTGGAAACGTGGAAGTCAAAAATGGTTTTAAATTGGCAAAGAATGAATTCCAAAATGTATATCGTAGCGTCGTAGAGCCGCCGCCTAGTGTCTCTTTATCGATAAATTTAAATTGGTTTCTGCTTTTCATCGCATAGGAAATAGTTGCGAAAATTTGAAATATTTGGTTGCCAAGACCGCCCATTAAATTACAGGTAATCATAATATATATAATAATAGGGTTTTGTATTTAATATGATGTCATATAAAATATAAAATATGAATTTATGATATACAAATAAAATAAAAATGAGTATTTTTGTTGCACAAATATAAGAACATAATAAATACACAATACATAGTATATGACATCCATGTTTACCGTAAAATATAGGCCGACGCGCCTTGGCGACTTTGTGGGCAACAAAAATGTAATACAACCATTCATTCAATGGCTCTTGGAATGGGACGAAAACAATAAAAAAAACAAATGCGCATTAATTTCTGGCGTGAATGGGGTTGGCAAGTCATTATTGGTGGAGTTGATGCTTAAAAAACACGACTTTAACGTGATTCATTTATCGATTGATGAAGATAGAGATAAAGAGACCATAAATAAAACCATTAGACCGCTGCTTACCACCAAGAAAACGATTGATGGTCAAGACAACGCGCTAGTCGTGAGCGACATTGATAGCAGTAGCGGCGATTATGGGTTTATAGCATGTTTAACAGAATGCATCAAGGAAACACAGATTCCGATTATTTGCATTTGTGATGATAGATATAGTCAAAATATCAAGCCTATATTGAATTATTGTTTTGATATTAAATTGGCGAAACCCAAATACGACGACGTTTATGCATTGATTTATAAAGTAGTCACGACAGAACACATTAAAATAAGCAAGTCTAGTGTAGATAAATTATACGAACAAGCCAACGGAGATATTCGATTTATATTAAATACCTTGCAATTGGGTATAATGAAGGGTGTCGATGCAAGCAGTAAAAATATACAGAGTGCAAATATATTTGATACGACTGGACAATTGTTTTCACAGGAAAATAGTATAGATGAGAAAGTGAAATATTATTGGATGTCGCATGATATTCATACCTTGATGGTTCATGAGAATTATATAAGTAATGTTTTGAATGGCGGCGATGAAGTCAAGCGATTAGAAAACATAGTTTATGCGGCGGATTCGTTGTCTGACGGAGATGTATTAGACGCGGTGTTTAACTTCGAATTAGCACCTTATGTGGCATTGAATACCATTAAAGCTACGACAAGGTGTAGCAAAAGGGGGTTTGCCAAGTTTCCACAGTTTCTAGGTAGAATTTCCACGATGAATAAAAATAAAAGAGAGCAAATGAAATATGAAGATGTGAAGTTCTTTGAAAAAGCGAAAGCTACGAAAGCGACGAAAGCGACCAAAGCGACGGTAAAAGCGAAAAAATAGCGAATCTATCTACAAAATGTAGTGGGTTTCGATTTTTTCGGCGATTTTTAGGTCCCTTCACGTGTAGTATCGATGAATAAATTTGGGGAAGACTTTTTTGGAAAATCCATTTTTGGACATTTTTTTTGTCCAATTTTCAAAACCCAAAATACTTTATGCCAAAAAATTTTCTGAGACCATAATTGAAATTTATGCTCTGATCGTTGAAAAAATATTTTTTATTTTGTGACGATAAAATTTTTTATTTTTTGGCGAAATATTTAGGAGTTTTTTTCTGTCACGTATATATGGATGTTTTCTGTGACAATAATACATCAAAAAACATATACAAATATGTATGTGAAACTTGTGACTTTAAATGCTGTAAAGTAGGCGATTATAAACGTCATATTTTAACCTCTAAACATAAGAATCTAACGGTTTCTAACGGAGTATGTGACACAAAAAACATAAAACACCAATATATTTGTGATATTTGTAAAAAAGAATATAATTCTAGAAATGGTCTATGGAACCACAAAAAAACATGTAATGTAGATATTTCTAATAATATTGTAGTAGTCAAGGAAAATACAAATGATAAAGACGAGTTGATTTTAATGTTAATAAAACAAAATTCGGCTCTCATAAAAGAAACAACTGACTTTAAAAATTTAATGGTAGAACAGCAAAGTATGATGATGGAAGTAATAAAAAACGGCACTCATAATACTAATACCATCAATAATACCAATTCACACAACAAAGCATTTAACCTAAACCTTTTCTTAAATGAGACCTGCAAAGATGCGATGAATATTAATGATTTTGTAGAATCTATCAAGTTGCAAGTGAGCGACCTGGAAAACGTGGGAGAAGTGGGTTTTGTGGAAGGTATTTCGAATATCATTGTGAAAAACCTGAATGCACTTGATATTACCAAACGACCCATTCATTGTACCGACAAAAAGAGAGAAACCATTTATATTAAAGATGAAAATACTTGGGAAAAGGATGAATCGCAATGCAAAATGCGACGGATGATTAAAAAGGTCGTATCGAAGAATCAGCGCTTAATACCAAAATTCAAAGAACAAAACCCAGAGTACAACAAATCATATTCAAAGGTTTCAGATAAATACAATAAACTCATTATAGAATCCATGGGTGGCTCGGGGGATAATGATCTGGAAAAAGAGGATAAGATTATCCGCAATATTACCAAGAATATAGTGGTGGATAAGTCTGTGTAGAGTTGTTTCTAATACAAAATGTAGGAGACACTAGTGTTTTTTGCGGAAATTTGCTCCCTTCATATGTAGTATCGATGAACAAATGTTCTGGCAAAGGTTTTTGTAAATATTTAGGTTAAATATTATTAATATTATTTTAATATAAAAATAAAATTGTTTTAATATATAAAATGCCAAAAACGGAAATTGATTATTCAAATACGGTTATTTACAAAATAACTTGTAAGGACCCACTAATTACTGACCTATATGTTGGTCATACTACAAATTTTGTACAAAGAAAGCACGGACATAAACAGAGCTGTATAAATGAAAAATCTAGCAATTATA